GTAGCCGCCGTATAGAAGTTATACAGCACAATATCTGGTTTGAGCTGTTGTACCCAATACTCGAATTCAGACTCCTCGGCGGGGTCGATATAATAGACATCAAGCTTCTTTGATTGAATAAGGGGCGCGGTCAATCGTTTGAAGAATTGATGCACCCCACACTCTTTATCTCGATGATTAACGCAAAGGACGATTGGCTTTAAATCGGCCATATACCGATAACTCCTTTAGTCAGTGTAATAACAGCAGGCTCAGGTAATGGCGTTATAAAAGCCCCGCCGTTCTCAAGATACTCAACGTTGCGGTTAATGAAATTATTCAAGAACCCCCACGGTAGAATCAAGTAATAATCAGGCTTTTGTGCCAGTGAATCTGTCTCAGAGATAATGGGGATATTTGTACCAACAGTATACTTGCCGAACTTATCTGAATTTACCTCTGCTGCATGACAAATCTCATCAGGGCCGAGACCAAAGTACTGAAGGATTGTATTTCCCTTCGTACTCGCGCCCATTACTGCAACTGTTTTACCGTTTGAGCGCTGATACTTTATGAACGATACAACGCCGTTGCGTACATTCTCCACTGCCTGCTTGAAATATGTACCAACATCACCTAGTCTCTCAAAGAAGTCTTTCTCATCGTAATCAGCGCGCATTGTCTCTGGCGTAATTGTATGGGCACCCTTATGCCCGACATATACTCTGAGACTGGCCCCGTTTACGTCATTGTACTCAACATCAAATACTTCAAGACCATGCTCCTGCATTAATCGCTCAATGTCAGAAAGCTTGTAGTATTCAAGATGTTCGTGGCAGAGATTAGGGAAATCGCTAGTGCGTACCATCGACAATAAGTCCATTAGCTGTATTGTCCATACGCCATCGGCATGAAGAATGTTCTTGACATCTTCTACAAATGTATGCGGGTCCTCAAGGTCATAGAACATTGCAATCGATGTAACAATCTTGGCAGGGACTCTGAATAACCGAGCATATGCAGCAGCGTTAAAGTAATCATTGATTACAAAATGGGCGGCGTCACCGATCATCGATGATAGGTTTGATGGTTCATACGCCACTAACCATGACTTACTCTGTACATCATCACTATAATGGCGTAGGAGTGTACCATCATTAGCGCCGATATCAACAATAACATCGCCTTGTACAATTTCCACACGCTTGAGTGTTTCGTCAACTACATTCTTGAGGGCGGCTATCATTGACTTATTTAGACCGCTCTGATACCAATACTTACGATACATTACATCACCGTTAACCGTGTCGCGTAATTGCATAACGCCGCATTGTGTACACTCAACCAAGTCAATGGGAATAGTCGGCGGCAGCTCTTCCCCATCCGAGACGAATGAAGAGACGTAGATAGAACCAAGACTCAATACGTCCTTGAGATCGCCATTGCATAATCTACAAGTCGTGCGCGTTGTATGTGTATTAAGCATATCGTGTACCATATTCCTTTATATACTTCCTTACATTATATGGTGTATTATACTGATCATAATTCTTCCGGATAACATCAAAGTTATCCTCGACCTGAGTAAATGCGTGCCGCAGCGCGAAGTTACCAAACGTGAACCCCGTTGCTAGCAGCTTATCAAATGACACATTATAATTACGCTGGTCGGGGTCATTGCCGGTTACGTACTCTATCGAGGTTCTTGCATATGATGCTATTTCAGTAGCTAACTCACCCTTCTGCATTGTGAGATTTGGGTCGCCAATATTATAGATTTCAGTCCACGGCATATTCCCATTGGCTGCGTATACAAGTACGCGTGCAAAGTCATAGACATGAATAAAGGGCCGAATGACATGTGGTTCAAAGATTTTCAAATGCGGTAGAGTCAATGAATCATAGATAAGTGTATTCGGTAATACATCTAGTCGCGTACGTAGTGACATACCAAAAGCAGTAGCCGGGCGTACAATAATATAATCATTCGTATGCCGGGTAATCTCTGTCTCGTTATATAGTTTATGTAGCCCGTAATTTGTCAGCGGCGTCAGTGACGTTTCTTCAGTAACGAGCTGGTTTACCTTATTACCATATGAAGAAGTAGACGATGTAAAGATAATCTTCGCTCCGGGTTTAAGATTGCGTACGATATTCTGCGTACCTACAACATTTACATCAAACGCGAATTGTTCATCTACGCTACATGCTGGTACGCCAACGATACCTGCTAGATGAATAACAAGATCGAACTCTGGGATAATCTGAGACATTCGAAATTCATCCCGGATATCTTCGTGATATAAATAAACGTCCGGGTGTATATTTGCCCCGGACATAAGATTATCTAATACAGCAATATCGTGGTTAGCTTCTTCTTTCAGTTGCTTTACAACTGCTGAACCTACAAACCCATTGCCGCCCGTAACAAGTATTTTCATATATCCTCTTATGCTGCCATTGCAGTAGGCGTTCCCAATGTGTCTAGTACAGATTTATACGCGTTATAAATATCGCTCATAACCTCGTATGACCATACCATACTACCTTTGTTTCCTACGGCAACTACAAGATACGGCCCATCCCCGTCCTTTGTATATGATGGGATAAACTCACGAACACCCTCAACAGTAGTAACAATAAACCACTGCAAGTCTACATTCTCTCTATCCATTATCTATCCTTTAATGAGGGAGTACGCCGTTGTACTCCCCCGCTTTATTTAATGCCCCAATGTCCAGTCAGTATAGCTCATATTCTTACCGATAGCTGCTGGCTTCGTAGTGAATGATGTGCCATACGCGTTATTGATTATCCAGGGAATGAATGTATCATCACCCTCTGCTGGATAATTATCGACTGAATATAGCCACATCGTTGCGCGCAATAGCGCTTTATTCGACCAGTTCCAACTATCATACCCGGCTCTATTTAGCATATGTGCTTGTACGCTAGCTCCTTGAAGTGCTTCCCATACATAGTTCTCTTTCGGCGCAGGCCATGTAAAGCCGCCAGATCGACGTTGATCATCGGGCAGTACGCCATCGACATTCTTGCCTTGGATTTGAGAACCTAGTGGATTGATACCAACAGGAGCTGACTTATTTGCTTGCCAACTTAGGTCACCATATTTAAAGCCTGCATATGCAGAGCGATCTCCCAACCACCCTTTAAACACTTTCGCAGCTCTATCGAGGTCAGTTCGGTCGTTGATATATAGATCGATAGCGATACGAGCGGCACCGGCGTGGGTGCCCCAGTTATTTGGTCGTCCTTCATGTGTCGAGATGATTGTTTTACCATCAGTCATTTTCTGCGTTCTAAGCGTAGTGAGCCATGAGCGAAATGTACTCTCTCGCACAGGGTCATACGAACGAAAATCGATGATATCCGCCGCTATGACGTAAGATACAATATTTCTACTTACCTCAAGGCCGCGACTATCTTTCTCTGTCCCAATAGCACTCATAATGGCATTGGCGGTCTTTACGCGATATGATTGCTGACCTGTACGTGCGTAAACGAGTGCCCCTGCAAGTGTGTAAACGTCGTGCTTACTATTTAGGTCGCTGAGATTTGGGCTTCCCCAGTTTGAGTCAGCTTGCTTTTTTACATTAAGCCACGCTGATCCAGTCATGGGTAATGACATAATTTCCGTCCGAGAAATCCAAATGCCAGGTGATACTGTAGCAGCAGATGCGGGAATCACTAAGAGTCCCATAAATACTAACGCCAGTAAAATATACCGTCTCATGTATACCTCTAACTACGCCCCCGCCTATCTTCGTAAAGATAAAATCAACAAACAATATGCTGGCGGTGTTTGCATACAAGCATGGTATGCGTTGATTGGCGTCACCCTTAACTAAAAGGATATGTTACCCCATTACCTCCTGCGTATAAACTCGTCACCTCGGCGTCTGATAAGTATCGCTTCCAAACGCCTACTTCATCAATACGCCCATCCCAATGCCCCCAGCCATATGCAATGTTACCATAGCCATATCCCAGCTCAAATGGCGAACCACCGTTATAACAGCCGCCTGAATGGGTTGTTGACTCTGGCGTACCAGCATTTACTGATATATCGATCGTGTCTGTACTGGCTTTATGCCGCGCAACGATAAAATACCAATCGCCCTGTACAAGTGGACTAGCTACCCGTACAGTCGTACTCGTTGTACCATCAGCACTTATCTCAAAGCCAAATGACCCGCTCGACTGTTCATAGTAAAGTATGTATTCTTTATCAGGCACCCATTTACCGAGCGGCGATGGATATTCAGTTGCACCAGCAGGGTCGTTTGCATACACCCATAAGGCTAATGTAAAGTCAATATCACCCATTGCTAAATCAGTCGTAGTCGATGTGCTTACTTCCTGGTCGCTGGCTTGTATAATCTCTAATGCATTGCCCTGCTTACCGACAGCATTCGCCGGGGCGTTTATTGGAGTAAGGTCATTACCCCGGTTCGTTGCATCAAAGCGTATATCAGAAGCCTCCCCAAGTTTATAATACGCCACTAGATTGGTTAGTAATGGTGAACTCGTCCCCGGCGCTCTGTATCTGAATACTGCCGGGTCACCGTCGATGTCATTGTATACTCTGATTGGGTCTGTTACTGGAATTGTATACGATGCCAGTGGGCTCAGGAATGCTATGTTTGTCCACACAAATGCACTGACTTGCTTTTGCACAACGATTAAATCAACCGTGCCGGAGACATATTCTAGTTCATAGCCTAACATGTTTCCGTCAGAGAACCCGTGATCGGATGCAACCCATGTCTCATCTGGCTGTAGTGATACGCTCGTCCACGGGTCAGGAGCAGGAGCTGATGAATGAGATGGGCGAAGTAATAGCAGTAATTCGCGTGACATTATATTTCTTTAGATACCACTATAATACTTGTGTCTGACCCAACAGTTACAGGAGAACCCGTAGTGCCTGACTGTACTTTAATCCAAAGCGGGGCCAGGAACTGATTCAAGTCGAGCGTTGTTAATACGCCCGCTGTTACTGCAAGGGTATAGACAGAAGCCCCGTCATAAATATCATAAAATGTAACGCCGTCGAGACTTCCAAGGAATGTGACATCAATAGCGGCGGATACAACAATCGCTACGACAGCATTATCCCCGATGCGTATTCGACCGCTTAGTGACCCGCCACTCGGTATCGTTGCTGTCAGCGCGTTACTTGCAAATGAACTCATTATATTTTCTACCTATCATTAAACAGTGGCTAGACTAGCAATCACTGTTGGGTCTAATACTATATTAAATACGGCTAAGTGGGCGATATTGCCTACCCAGAATCCACTACCCCCAGGGGCAGATGCACCAATTGCAGCGGTCGTGGGACTTGCAGTGAACCCTACAACTGGTGCTAGTGTACTACCTACCTGACTACCATTAATAAATGCTTTGATCTGGGCATTCACTGTACTCCATGTAAATGCACAAAAGAAGTAATCGCCCGTCCCAGCCAGTGATGTATCTACTACTGATTTGGTTGATGATGTATTAGCAATACGCGTGAACTGTAGTTGGTTTGTAGGAATCGATTTATTTACATTTAAGCTATTACCAGTCACAGCAAATCGCACAGCAAATCGCTGTACTGCATCGGCCCATGCTGCTGTCTTAGCCCAGAATACTAATGTACCGGAGTTACCATTAAACGCCGTGAGCATGTTGGCTAAATCGATATAGCTACTTGCCCCATCAAATGTCGCCGCTTTATACCCATCGCCGATACCCGTGTCAGTGTTAAATGTGACATTATGTGCTACTACATCAAAGCCATTGCCACTTAGATCAGTAGTGCCGCTATTCTCATTCAGCGGGTAGTATGCTTCGGGGCTGAGTGTGATCATATTGTTGATATATGCGTCACTCGGCCCGCTGGGTGGCGTTGCGGCAGCTTGGTGAGGAAGTAACAAGAGAAGATTGCGAGACATTATTTCTTACTCAATTCTGTTTGGATAGCCGACTGGATTAGTCCATATAACGCCGACTTTGTAGGGTTAGCCTTGGCGTATTGAATAGCATCAAGTAATACTTCCTGCGCCCGCGCTTTTACAAACCCTATAAAGAGTGGCGACTCAAAGACGGACGATGCATCTACCGCAGTATTCTGTATCTCTAATGCTATGCGGTCGGCAATATTCTGCCATACATAATCCTTTGTGGGCAGTGCAGCTATCTTGGCGTTCAGCGTATTGACCGATTGAGTTAATGTAGTATTGAGTACCTTAACGTCGCCTTTAACGCCCGCTGCTGCTGCTAAAGCCTGATATGCAGAATCACGCGCTGTCTGATCAACTGTACTAGTTGGCGTTGGATTCGTCGTATTTGTAGACCCCGGCGTAAATACAGGAATAATATTCTCAATGATATCAATCGCCGCTACCACCTGGCTGCTATCTTTTGTGGATGTAATCGCAAGACCGACAAATAAAGCCCCGTCAGGTAAGCACTTCACTGTGCAATACCCAACAGGGCCGGGGGTCTGGACACCTTGATTATATTCGCGTATGATACGTACAACCTTACGAGTTGCTCTATCTACTTCTACAATCTTTAGATTATAGTAATTTACCCGATTCTTACTCTCGGTCTTATTAATCGCCAAGTAGATAGACTTACCGTTTGGGTGTACATCAGCGTCGATATGGTTTGTATACCCAGTATCAAAGATATTTGTTATTGTCACGTGACCTCCGGAGGAGTATAATTCATCCATAAACATTCAGTCCGACGCTCTCTTGCGCCATATACTGACTCACCAGTTAGTCTTTGCTCAAGGGCGCGCTTCTTAGATAGCCCAGCAGTAGTAGCTACATCGATATCTACACGCGTCCACCCATTATCTACGAGCTGCGTATAGATAGGATGCTCATAGCCGCTAATCATAACCTTACCGCGAATGGTAAGCATATTGCTGATAAAAGCAAAATGATCATCGCTAGTCATCTCTTTCTCATACTGCTTGCCACCAGTGCGTGTTTCTAATACATATGGCGGGTCGAAGTAGAAGAAGGTGTCCTTTGAGTCATAGTTAGGGATAAGCTTCTCATAGCTTAGGTTCTCTATCTGGACGCCCAGTAGTCGATTATGCAGCTCTGGGAAAGCTTCGATAGATGACCAGTACGCAGAGACTACGTGAGCCATGCCGCGTGAATTAGCGCCGGTTGATCGTCTCCATCCACCAGTCTCAAAAGAACTGGCAAAGCAATTACGCGCTACAACAAACCACATTCGTGCTTTCTCTACTGGGTCTTGCTGATCTTTCCACGCCTCCCGCGAGTGGAAGAATTCCTCGCGGCTATATGGCGTTAAGAAAAGTTGTTCTTGTAAGCGCGGGGCTAGTTCCGGATCACGTAATGTACGATAGAAATGCACAAGCCCAGAATTAAGGTCATTGTACACTTCGACCTTAGCTGGGGGCTTACCGAATAGCAACGCGCCGCTGCCCCCAAAGCCTTCTACATAGACAATATGTTCCGGAATGTAGGGCAGCATTTTCTTAATCATGAATGTCTTTCCTCCGAACCAGCTAAATGGTGCTTTCATTTAGTTCCTTTAAACATTTTATTTCTAGGATTACACCGAGAACAAAATCCCTTAGCGACAACCTTATTGTATAGTGTCTGATTAGGCAGCGTATTGTTACAGTAGGGACAATTCAAGTACTCCCCAATAAGTCCCAAACGCGTGGATATGTCTTTGTCCAGGTCATTCTTTATATATGCAATAACATTATCAATATTTTCGGAATGCTTCTCATCCTCCGGGTCAAAATAGAACCATTCACCAAGCCCACGTTGATACCAGTATCGTTCGTGTAGCATACTTTCTGCAAGACTAGCATACTCGACAGACTTTTCAAGGCGTGGTATGAGTGTATAAGGATTGCCGGTTTGTAACTCTGCAACACGCCTAAATACCGTATCACTTGTTATACCGATCTTATAATAGTGTGAGTTGCTGTGTTGAATGACATAAATCTTACCTTTTAGCATAGTCCGTACTTTTGGTTCCAATCCTTACGCCACTGTATTTTTGTATATCCCTCTGGTATGGGAGTACCTAATGGCGTAATAACATTATGTAGATAGGCGTTGCTTACATATTTATGCGTTGCAGTGTTATATACCAATCTATCCGGGTCAGATTTCCATTTACGTAACATTCGCCAAGCAGATTTTTGGCTCACCTCTATACCGTGCGATTTTAGCCACATTGATATCTTGTAACTAGATGTCTTGGGGTTCTCATTTAGATACGCGAATGTCAATTTGCTTATTTGTTGCATGTCACGGGCGCCGGTTCTATATGCTTTGTTCAGCGCAGGCTGCAACTTTGATTCCAGTTCCCTGCGATCATTGTTTTTTGTCTCAAGATGTTGATTGATCCAATACTCAGCCCAAGCTTCATGTTTCCAATCAGGACTCACATGTTCTGCGAAGTAACTATCAAGTTCTCTAAAACTCTTGAAAAACTCATACCTATATCCCGGATACTGCACGGTTTGTACAACCTCACGCACCAAAGGGGGCCAATGGAGCTTACTAAACTCAGGCTCAAGTATACCCATAAATTTATTTTGACTCTCTATCTATAATGTTAATAGGACTTACCAATGCGGAATTAAGTCTTATTAACATTTAATATGAATACACGTTATCGAGATCACTCCTTTATTCTTGAAGTGATCCGTAACATTATACCAGATGTGTCAAGCTTTGTCAAATCATAGGAGCATTAGTATATATGGTACTCACGCAAGTATGTGAGGGATGTGGTGAACTATTCATTAGCCGCCACGAAACATTCTGTTCAGATTGTTCAGTTGTGCGTATTGGTAAAATCAAATCGCCGGTACTTATCAAGCATCACAATGAGCGGAATATGGAATCAAAGCTGCGAGATAAGAGTAAACGTCGGCGGCGTCCAACGCAAGTTGAAGGATTAGCGTAAAAGGAGCAATTGCTATTATGGCTGTCATTAGAATTATCGATTCTGTTTTTCAACCAATGATACAACGTTGCATTTTAACTGTAGATGTATTCACATCTGATGACCCTGAAAATGACGCACATACATATATTGTCGTGGCCGATAGCAAAGAACTGTTGACACAAGAAGATATGCGGAAATATATCGAAGATAACATTCTTTCCCAACGAGCTGCACTACCTGATTGGACGGGTAGTTCGTGGAAAAGTACGCGAGTGTAAGTACATGGAAAAAACCACACTTGAAGGTCGTCTAAAAGCTATTGCAAGCGAAAAGAACCCTTTGCAGACAAATCTCGAATTTGTTTTCACGGATTTCCTCCCTAATAAGAACAAGCAAGGCGTCCCCCCGACTGAGGTAGAGAATCTAATCCGCACCGGCATTGATCAACCTGTCAAGGCTGATTTCCGCCGAGGCAAATTAGGCGACCACTCCTTCTCACTTCCTGTCGGGCATATCACTGATATGGAATCGCGTGGCGATCAGGTCATAGGACGTGCGGTTCTTTACAAAGATGAGTTTCCTGAACTTGCCGGGCATTTAGAAAAGGCCAGTGCAAGTGATGGTGGCGTTCACTTTTCATGGGAACTTTATCATGATGACCATTATGTAGATGACGCCGGTACTACATGGTTTACAGGCTGTGTAGTCGCGGCAACTACTATCGTCGCTAATCCAGCGTATGGTGGTAGAACTCCTCTTCTCGCTATGGCAGCAGAAGATACAACAGAACGAATCAAAGAACTTGAGCGACAGGTTGCATCACTAACTGATCAGCTTTCGCATGATGGGGGTATTGAACCTATGGACCCAGTGGAAGAGCTAAAGCAGCAGGTTGCTGCACTGACTGAGCGGGTCGATGCGCTTGCCAAGCCGGTTGAGCCGGTTACCGAGCCTGAGATTAGCCCAGACGTAGCTGCTCTGACATCTGAGCTTGATGAACTGCGTAAGTTTAAGAGCGATTATGAGGCAGAGCAGGCGCGTGCAGCGGTGCTGACAACCCGGCGCGAGACCTTGAAGTCTGTGTTGGCTGGCGAGGAGTTTGACGCGAAAGCTGATTTCATCGCCGGTCTTAGCGACGACCAATTTAAGACATATTCCGAATCGCTCGTTGCTGTGGCGTCAAAGAGCAAGCAGACAGCGAGTACCCGTTTTGGCGGTTTCCCTGACCCGATTGTCAGCGGTAACGATTTTTCTACCGATATCTCAGGGCTTGCGAAGGCTCTGCGTGGTAATAAGTAACAATTTTAAGAGGTATCAAACATGGCCTTTGTAGCAATGGGTGGACCCTTTGTGACTGGCGGTGTGCTTGGGCAGGATATTACTGAAGGGTGTGCAGTGTCAATCAGCGCGTCTGGTTTGCATTACGATCTCCCGACAGTTCTATTGGCTGCGTCGGGTGCTACGAACGTGTTCGTTGCGCTGGCGACTCCTGACCAGTTCCCGCGACCCACATGGAAGGGGTTCTTCAATCGCAATTCCCAGACTACATTCAGCGACAATACGGCACTGTACACCACTGGTCTACAGCCGTATCTGATCGAGAGTGGTCAGCGCGGCCCGGCATATCTTGTCGGCCCGTCGCTTCTGGATGAGCCTACTCTGTATAGTGGTTGGATGGTTCAACTGCATCAGGGAGGCGCGTATACACTTACCGCTGGTAACTTTGTTGATAGCGCGGCTATTCACAATGTGGGTCAGAAGGTGCAAGTTGGTGCAAACGGTAAGTTCCAGGCGTCAAGTTCCAACGTTGTCGGGTGGGTTCGTGAGTATCGAGCAGATAATGGTCACCTGACTATTGTGCTTGATCAGCGCACGGTATAATAGGAGCTAGATAGATGAATCAGGAACAACAGAAGGCTCTGGCTTCTATTCTGCGTGAAGTTCATACGCCTGCCGGTACAAAGGCTTTGGCACAGTTGATTTATGAGACTGTTACGCCGAACCGCCTGACGCTGGATGTCTTTAACACCTTCTTGCCGACTCGCCAGCTTCAGGTTGGTGATGTCCTTGTTAAGAAGCTGAATACGTACGGTGGCATTAAGGCCCGCACGATGGTGCCGGGTACAAACCACCTTGCCGATCAGATGACCTTCCCGAAGGAAACCTATACGTATCAGATCGATTACCTTATTGCTAAGGTTCGGTATAGTATGTGGGAGCTTCAGCGGGCTGAGCTTTGGTCGGTAGATGACCTGCGCCGGGAGATGGCGTCGGCTCTTATTGACGAGCTGGTAACTCGCGTCTTTACGCTGATTGGTACGACATGGACGGCGAGTAATACGCCGAGCAACTACCTGAGTACCTCAGCGATTACTGAGACCGCGCTTGAGAATATGGTTGAGCAGGTTCTGCTGAAGGCTGGCGATGTGCGTGCCATTATCGGTACTCGCGCTGCCCTGCTGCCGATCTACAAGTTCAACGGTATCTTCGAGCATAAGACTCTTGCTGATGGCACGACTTCGAACCCGAATGCGTTTGCTGTCAACTCGATCCTTGAGCAGTGGAAGCGGACTGGTCGATTGACTGATTTCCGTGGTATTCCTCTGGTTGAGCTGCCGCAGATTTTCAAGCGAACAGCGGATGGCTATAATACGCCGCTGCTGCCCTCGAATGAGATTCATGTTATTGGCGCGAATGCTGGTGAGATTATTCAGTACGGCGATGTTACGACTCAGGAGTACACCGACGACAAGACTGAACCACCGGAGTTTGCAATGTCGATGTGGCGCGGCTTTGGTATGGTCATTGACCAGCCTGAGAGCGTCGGTATCATCAAGATTCAGTAGTATTGATTTGGCGAGTAGGGTAGTGATGCTCTACTCGCCTCTTCTTTTTATAAAGGATATATAACGATGTCAAGCGTTAATAATATTTACCTCGTCAATATTGAACCCCCGGTTAAGAAATATGTAAAAACGATTCCGTCAAAAGTCGGCGGCATTCGATTTGATTCGCGTGGGGAACATGAGGTAGGATTCATCTTAGAAACCAGCGACCAAACGAAGTTCGTTTATGACGATGAAGTACTAGAGGTATATACGTCCCGCGAAGATCGTGCATTACGCCAGCTTAATCGTAAGCTCTTTGAGCAAGGCTTCCTCAAGGAATATCTTGAAGAGGCTCCTGCACTCGATACAACGAATATGTTGACTGATGCTGAGATTGAGGAAGTAGCCCGTATCTCAAACATTAACTCACTCAAGACACGGCTTCTGGATTTCACCAGTGCTGTAACTGTTCAGCGTATCCTGAAATCTGCGGAAGAGATTGGCAGACCTGCTAAGACACTTGAACTTATTAGACAACGACTCGAAACAGTAAAGTAGGAACAGAATGAGTCTAGTGACAGCCTCCGGTAATATTGATTATCTTATACCTGATGTACGTCTACGGATAGGCGATTTAAATAGTGTGGTCTTTAGCGATACACTTGTACGCACAGCGTTGATATCGGGTATTAAATTCTTACAAAGTAAATGGCAGCGTCGGTATCAAGTCTATACTGATTCGATGCTTGTCACCCCACAGCCAGATGGCGTACCGGCGGGCTATGTCTATGTCGCATTACCTGACGGGTACAATGTTATCCCATCCGGTTTAGCCGCGAATGATGTCTTTCGTAATCCTTTTCAAACGTTTACTGACCCAAGTACATCGGTTATATCGCAGCCTGATGAATATCCAATTATCTTGGCAGCTATGATATTCCTACGTGATTCTAGTTTATCTAGTTCTCAGCAAACATTTGTGAATTGGTCTGATGGGGAATATAGCTATAGTAATGTAGCATCGTCTAAGATAATGTCCGATTTGAGTAGTAATGCGTGGGCTGAATTAAACGCCTACTTCAAAGTACGTAGAGCGCCGGTTGTACGTGGAGATTTTACAAACTTCTTAATATAAAGGGAGGCACTAACTATGCCAAGTAAGGGAAGAGTCGTAAAAGAGAAGCCGAGACTTCTTTGGATTGGCGATGCTGTTGCTCATACTGGATTTGCGACAGTTTGCCATAGCGTATTAGACCATCTGCAAGATTCATATGATGTAAGTGTACTGGGCGTTAATTACTTCGGTGACCCACATCCGTATAAGTACCCTATCTATCCGGCACCTATTGGTGGCGATGTATTTGGTATCAAGCGTATCCCCGATTTATTGAGGAGAATTAAGCCGCATATCACATGTATTGTGAATGACCCGTGGCTTGTACGTGATTATATGGACCCACTACGAACGCCGGTTGCTACGATTAACGGCATTGATGCGTTCACGCACAGAGTTGCGTATATGCCGATTGATGGGAAGAACATTCAGCCGGACTTTATGTATAAGCTGAATGACCTTGAACATGCAATCTTTTATACCCAGTTCGGTCTTGATGAAGCACGCAAGAGTGGGCTAACGATTAGTAATACATCTATCATTCCTCACGGTGTTGATCTCAGAGATTTTACGCCGATGACTAGTAAAGCGGCCCGTGATAAACTTAGTATTATTCAGCCGGATTGGTTTGTTGTTGGGTGCGTTAATAGAAATCAGCCGCGAAAGCGATTAGACCTAGCATTGCAATACTTTGCTGAGTTTGCGAAAGACAAGCCTGAGACGGTTAAGTTCTATTATCACGGCGCGCTACAAGATGTGGGTTGGAATATTCTACAGCTTGCTGATTACTATGGTATCGGTGAGCGTATGATTATTACTGACCCGAACATGACTACTGCTGTGGGTATTCCACGCAATATGTTGAAGTTCATATATAACGCGTTTGATGTGCAAGTCACAACAACGCTCGGTGAAGGCTGGGGACTAACGCAGCATGAGGGCATGGCGTGTGGTGTCCCACAGATTGCTCCTGATTGGTCAGCTCTTGCTGAGTGGGCTAAAGACGGGGCACTACTGATACCGTGTACTGGCGAACAGGCAAATAGCGGCGGGCTAAATACAATCGGCGGCATTGCTGATAAAGATGCATTTGTCGCCGGACTGAATAGAATGTACTATGACGCTAACTACCGTAAGGTAATGGGGCAGAAGGCGTTAGAAGTTGCCAAAGACCCGCGCTTTTCTTGGGCGGCTGTAGCAAAGCAGTTTGATACTGTATTCAAGAAAGTATTGTCAAGTAATAATGAACCTTCCAACATTATCTCCTAGCGTAGAACTTGATATCATCAATTCTATTATCCAAACAGTCGGGCGTACAATTACATTGAAGTATGCAAGTGTGCGCGTGACATGTCCGGTATGTGCAGGTAATGACCCCTTTTGTCCAACGTGTAGTGGTAATGGCACTGTTGATACAACGCTAACGCAAGATGTTGTGGCAAATATCCGTTGGAAGGGAAGTGACGCAAAGATATACCGGCCCGAAGGGCAATTCATGGATGGTGATTGCCTTGTTAATTTTACCGTTGATTCTCCGGGGATGTATGCAGACCTTGATACTTTGCTCAAGAAGGTAACAACTGTCATAGTTGATAATAGAGTCTGTGTTGTACATAACTGGTATTTTAAAGGCTCCCCGATAAATAGAGTATATCTTGTATTGAAACAAGATGAGTCAGTAGGAGGGCAGCGAATAGGATAGGGACACAATGAGCAATAACCTTGAAATTCAAGACTATGTTGCGTTGGTGCGTAGCATTGAACATCATAAGGGGAAGCATGTCAAGGCCACACTTGTGCAGCTTGAAGCGGCGAATAAGCTTGATCCTGTAACCCGTAAGATTATTCTTGATGGATTTAACAATTTCAATAGACAGATTCTTCGATTACTAGACTATAAGGTAGAAGAGTAATGTTTGAAGAAGTAGCCGCCGTTGTCGATGAACTAAAGACCCATATAGAAGGCGTGAAACGTATCTCGATCTCCGGCGGCAACTATTTCATTGGGCTTGCCCTTGCTGTAGCGTATAATCACCTAATCGAACTAGTTGATACTCGGACACAAGAACATGTAGAAGTACGACGGGCACCTGAACTACGCACGATACTAATTGACCATCTGATACTTAACGCCGATAAACATATCAATGTCCAGACCGGCACAATCTTTAATGATTCACTACTCGGTACACCACGCTCATTACGCGACTGGCAAGAGGCAGGATACCACGCTCGGCGTAGTACAAGTAACTATGAGAAGCGGCTGAATTATTGGAAGGCGTTATATGACAATGCGCCGGTTGCCTTCCAACAACGCGTAGATACACCGGGTAAGTTATTCGATACACAGCGTACATATCAATCATCTTTTATCTCCCCAAAGGGGAAGATAGTAGGCCGAGCACATAAGAAGTCGGGTGAGATTGTAACGTATGAGGATGTGATACTTGCGCGTAATACACGTTATGGTGAGACAGTACAGATAGTTCCCTGGTGGGCAGTATTGAACTACGGTACTGGGGGTAAAGGGTATCCTATATCTCCTGGGCTTCATTTTATTGAAGATGCCGAACGCCATGTCCCGGCGCTGATACATGAATATGAGCAGCATTTTGAGCAGTTCATCAATGATGTATTTGATAGGGACACAATAACGACCGATGATATTTTGACTGTGGAACAATGGGCGTATGCAAACATAAAAATCGGTACTCAATATATTTCTGCATTTGACCTTGCTCGTATACTTTCATTTGGAGTACCATTCTAATGTCACTATATTCTTCCGAAAAAGTATATCGAAGTTTACTGTACTTCGCTACCCAGATAGTTCCTTCAGGCGTTGAGATAATAGATGGGCAAGAATATGGTATACGCGTCGATGACCCAGTTGCAGCGTACCCAAGTGTCGCAGTTACAATGGGCGATATATCAAATGCAACGTTAGAGCTAGGGTCATACGCCACTGAATATCCGGTCACATTTGTTGTCAATGCACGTTCCCGTTTACAGCGCGATGCGCTGAAAGATATACTTCGTAGCGGTGTCTATAATAATGTGATACCGATATACTCTGACTTTTCTCAATTCATACCAGCTAGCGGGGCGCTCATTGAGCAATACGCTGAACTTGGTGACTATTTTCAAGCACGCGACATGCCGAATTTCGACTCAGACCGGGAGAAGTTCTTCTGGAATAGCGTAGTTACGGTTGTTGTGAATGTGTTTGGCTTATAACATTATAGGAGTTTCTCAATGGCTAGTCGTAGGCTTTTGTTAGAAGGCAAGCGATTCGGCCGATTACTTGTACAAAGATTTGTAATGCGCGACAGATTTGGCGCTGCTATGTGGGAATGTATGTGCGATTGCGGCAATACAGTCACTATACGTTCTAACTCCCTCACGTCCGGCAACTCTCTGAGCTGCGGATGTCTGCAAAAAGATGCAGTAGCAGAGCGGGCAAAGAAGGACACTGGCGAGGCAGCATTTAGAAACGTTTACAACTCTTACAAGTGTAGGGCGGAGCGGAAAGGTCTTGCGTTCTCGCTAGCTGATCAGGAATTCAAGTCATTAACCACTGATGAATGTTTTTACTGCGGTGCGCCACCTCAGAATACTAAGAAATCAGGGTATGAAAATGGTGACTACATCTATAACGGGATCGATAGAATAGATAATTCTCACGGGTATGAGTTATCTAACTGCGTAACTTGCTGCCGATTGTGCAACCGAGCCAAAGCAGATTTATCTTTATCTGACTTCAAAATATTGGTAGATAAGATACATGCCCGATTAAATAATTCATAGTGGAGATAGTATAAAAATGGCTTCAAGAGTTTCCATTAACTATAAAGAGACAGCCATCGATGCGATCAGCTTTGCTGGTCGTTTCCGGCTCGGTCGCGTACAGCGTGCTGATGTGGGTGCGAACCTGCCAAATACGCCCGTGAAAGAGTTGGGTAGTGATAAGCTTGTAGGTCGTATCTTCGACTTGCCAGAGGTCACTGCAACGGTGAATGCATTCGATGTCGGTGCCCGCACTGCGTTTACGCTTGCTGGTGTTGACTGGGCTTCGGCGGCTTCGGGCACACGCATCGAGGCCCAGGATATTAAGTATGTTTGTTTGGCTCAGAGCTTCAAGGGTGCGGGGAGCAGCAATGATATTGCGCGTACACTGTACGTCCCTGGCGCGAAGCTTGAGCGGTTCTCGTATAACTACTCGGTTGGCGGTGATGCCACCGAAGAGTACTCGTTCAGTGCTGTTGACCGGCGCTGGTTGAAGTACGATGTTGCTACTGCCACTGGGACGCTGAGTTCGAGCGGCACAATGACATTCTCGCCCGCTGCGCGTGTACTGAAGGATGGCACGTACATTCTGTCTATCTTCGCTTCGGGTCTTGGCTACATTACGCACGATAACATTCTGTCGCAGAGTGCTACATCAGTGCAGCTTGATACTACGTCGGTTCCAGCGAGTACGCCTGTACTGATTACGTATCATACTGACCTGACTGACCAGTGGGACTATACATATGAGTTCCCGAATGTCGCTCCTGGCTATACGCCAGTGCCCGATCAGCCTGTGGGCGTTCGTGGTTGGGGCGTCGAGGTCTATCTTGTGCAGAGCGGCGTTGCTAATCAGCGCGTGTATCGTGGTCAGACGTGTACTATTCAGGGTCAGTTCCCGAACACAAAGATTCAGGAGCTTGGCAATGAGCAGATCGTCGGCTACATCGATGACATCCCCGATATCACGGGCACGCTGGACTTGATTCAGAGTGACTTCCGTGTGCAGGAGATTCTATCGAATGACCTCGCCGGTAGCGGTGATAACTGGGACCCGAATGAGCTGGGTACCGGTGATTGGGGTCTGCTTGTGAAGGTCTATCGGCGCGGTGCTGACCGCACGAAGGACCCAGAAAAGACGCTGTGGTTGCCGAAGCTTGACATCACGCAGGAGCAGAATCAGGCGCAGGTTGGCCAGGATAGCCGTGTGACGTTTAACTTCTCAAGCCGCACGAACCAGTGCTATATTTATAAGGGTGCCCCGACTGGCGGTGTACTCGTTCCGTAAGTAACATAGAGAGAAACAATCTATGTCTGATGAACCGTTAGCAATACATATCTGGCGCGATCAGTTTGATAGACGCGAGTTAGGTCAACTTGACCATGCAGTGATGTATGCAGAACACTTTACGCATGCTGGTATTCCGGGGCATGGGCAGTTTGTTCTGATTGCAAAGTTAGTGAAGTTACTGGAAGAAGAGATTGCGCGTAATAGTGCAAACATAAAGGATCAGTTCCCCGTGAATTGATATGGATAAGGAACACGGGGGCTGACTCTATTCAAACAGAGTTGGCCCCCTTTATTTTTAGTTTAAGGAAGTATACATGTCTATTAATACCGAAGCTCTCATGGCTAAACTCTTTCGCTGGCGTACAACGGTTGAGATTAGTGGTACGAAGTTTTATATCCGTGTTGTAAGTGACCAGGTTGTTGATGACGCCCGCCGAACAGCACTGCTTGAATCCCGTAAGCTACGCCGATCTGTGCGCGATAGTTCAACCGATGACTACCTTATTTATATTGACCCGCTAAATGATCTTGATGATGACCAGTTGCGTACACTTATTACTACCGTTTCTATGCGTGAGATTATGCGGGAGTACCTCAATACAACGCCGCGCCCGATTATTACACCGCTTGGGGATAACCCCACACAGGAAGAGCAGGAAGAGTGGGAAGCTTCGAAAGAGGCAAGAGAGGCTGAGTATCTTGCGGATATGACAGCGTATGTAGAGAACTGGCAGAAGGAGTTCGTTGCTAATCTAGAGAAGCGCGATCGTCCTATCTTGTTCTCGGCGGCACAGAAACTACGTACCGACCAGATTTGTGAAGATAAGTTTACCGAAGTGTTCGAAGAGCAAGTAGTAGCGGCGAGTATTTACACGGATGATAAGTACAAGACGCGTATGTTCACCATTGAGCAGTATCGGGAACTACCTACTGAAGTCAGGCAGCAGTTACGCGATGCTTATAACAATATGAGCATCGCTCCTGACGATATAAAAAACTAGCAAAAACTCCACAGGTTGCGCTTCTGTGGAGTATTGTAAAGAATACAGGAAGACCTCTACATACAGACTTATTAGATACGTGGGATTGGCCGAATACAATCACAACGCTTGTGGCATTACGCCAGCGGTATGATTCTTTGATGGAACTGTCAGATGTTCCGCCAGAGGAGTATTGGGATTATCCTGCACTAATAAGGCGTCACATAGAGAACTTATATCCGGGAATGAATAAGAGCAGCGCAGACGTTTCAACAGATGATGTTGAATTCTAATGTAGAGGTATCATGGCCGATTTTAACGCAAAAATATCCACCATTCGAGAGGACCTCGATGCACTGCTTGGGACAATTAGGAACGTAGAGACCGAGCTGCACCAAGCAACAGAGAGCTTCGCTGATCTCGCGTCGAATGCTAAAGATATTTCCACACTGACTAGCGCTATCCAGAAGTTAGGTAAATTTCTGGATAGCAACAAGTCTCCCTTCCTAGATGAAATACGAGATCGCGTTAAGACCATTAACACAGAACTCGGTAAACTTAACGTCGGACAGCTACAGGTAGCTACCACTGCATTAGAAGCAAACGCTAAAGCGATGGCTGCTATTAGTCGCGCCCAGGCTAATACAAATAAAAACCTCGAAGCTGCATCAACTGCTATCAGTGTTATACGTACCGATCTCGAACAGCTTGAATCTCAGTCTAGTCGTAGTGGTAAGGGACTAGATGAAGCGGTAGACCGTATATCTGCGTCATTAGAGAAAATTAACGGACTTACCAACTTGGGTGCAGGGGTCACTGCACTCAATCAACTCGACCCGAAAAAATACACTGATGCTGCTGATGCGTTGGATAGAGTGCTAAAAACGCTACAAGCACTTAAATCTGTCAATATATCAATCGATGTTAGCGCGGCTACTGAGGGGCAGAAATTGGCAAAACGCCCTATTCAACCAGTTGTCCAAGCCCCTACAATTGAATTACCCGCTGCTACTGTCGCCGCAAGAGTAACGAAACCCCCACAGGCAGCGGCGCGTACTATCCAATTTGCAGAAGAGCGCGGCGTTGATATCTCTCAAGTAACTGGTACAGGTGCACGGGGTAAAGTTACAAAAGATGATATCCTTGCACACCTCAAGAATACTGTACCTACTACTGACCCGGCTGCTGCGGCTGCTAAAGTTGATGAATTGCGCGGTGCATTAGAGAAGCGCGTAGCATTAATAAGTAAGCTGGATGACGCACTTGCTGCCGTAGAGACCGCACGCGATAAGGCATTCCAAGCTGCTGTACGTGAACATGGTGTAGCTAAAACATCTTCTCAAAGGGCTATCGCTCGTAACTATCTATTATTCGGTAATGACCCAAATATAAGCCCCAACGAACAGCGTGATAGGAAGCTGGACTTTGAGCAGATACGTAAGAATAAGACGTTCGATGACCTTGAGACAGGATTTCAGAGGCAGTTACGTGATATACCGGTAGCTACAAATTTGCCCGGTGACCTGAGTGAATTCAAGGCTAACGATACCAAGCTCATTAATACGATTAAACAGCTTAGGGAATCTGCCGCTAAAGAAGCTGAAAGACTAAGTAAGGAAATAGAACAGGGTCCAAGCTTCGCACTTTCTCATACATTCAATGCACTAAGGAAACGAAAAGATACTCCTGACCCCTCTCAGATACAAATTACTCCCGAAGCTGAAAATAGAGTTCGTCTTGATACGCGTACTGGGGCATATGTAACAAAAGGCAATGGACTTGTAGGCGGCAGCGTTGAGGAGGCAAATGCAAATTTAGCTGCGGTATCTAAAGCTGTTGATGAAAGTCCTCATAAGATTGCCGTTGTTACTACGCTAGGTTCAACTGGGGGTGGTGCAAGTCTTATACCAGGAGCTGGCGTTGCTGATCATGTCCTCTTATTCTTTAGGGATTTAGAAGGCAAGCTACAAGCTCTTGAACACCTAGGCGATAAGAATAACCTCACTCCAGGCAACAAGACAGGTAGTGTGGCGTTTGGAGCGTATGCGCCAGAGCGTAGAACACCTGAGGAAATACTAGCGCAAGCTGATAGTGTTAAGGCGCTATCATTAGTAGCAGGTACGCCTGAACAGGCGCAAGGACTTCTACAGCATCAAGCTGCGTTGACAGAGCCGGGTAAGGCAGTTTATTCATTTGCCAACGAGTTAAATAAAAGCGACCTACTAGATATTGGGGATACGTGCGCTACTGCTACGGCAGAGGCATTTAAACGCTCCGGTATCATAGAGACGATTGAGCAGGCAGCCAAATTTAACAAAGTTCCCGGCACTGCGGGTAAGAACTTACTAACCCCAGATGAAGTCCTAGAGCAGGTCTCTGCGGCTCAGGGCACGCTTGCTGGCGGTAGCAAATTAGGGCTGCTAAAGCAACAAGCGCTATTGGCATTACCAGGTTATGGTATATCGGCCCAGTACGCAGCTAATGCGGGTAGGGGCTATGCGCAGGGCGCATTTGAAGGAGAGTTCAATAACACTGCTGCTATTGGTAAGATCGACCGAAATCCATTCACTCAGCAGTATAATACACACGGGGATAAGGTAGTTGGAACAAGTGAATCGGATGCTTCTGCAAATAGACTAGCTTTGCTTTCTGCCATAGCCGCCAGTGAACATGGTGTAGCAATTGTAGGAGTTAGCGGTAGGAGTAGTGGAGGCAAGAGTGCCAGTAACTATGACGCTCTTGACCCTAAGGCATCGGCTGATCATGCATTGGCAGTGTTTCTTGAAAACGGCGTTATTAAAGTAGCTGAGTTACTTAATAATGGCGGGACTGGGTTCACCGGCAAAACTGTAACTGGCAAAGAGGCCCCGCTGGGTCTGCATCCGGGTGCTGACTCTTTTGAAGATATATTACGTACATGGGATAGAGTTCAAGCAGTACCACTCAATGGCGTAACATCTGAACAAGCAGAGCAATTTAAGACAAACCTTGTAGCAAATACACAAGAGGGCGCTGCATACGGTCTAACTAAGACTATTGATGAAGCATCAGGTAAGCTAATTGGCGAGTCGTGTGCCACGGCTATTGCTAAGTCAGGCCGAGACGCAGGTATCCTATCCAAAGATTATGGTCTAGCAAATGCCGTCGGAGAGAATACACTACAACCCTCGTCATTGCTAAAGGTATTTGCCGCGAAGAATGAGGAATATCGGCGTGCCGGTGGGGTAGATAAGACCCCCGATGTAGCTGAGATAGACCAGAATATAGAACATCTTAGCAAGGAATTCACATCGCTCGATGATGAATACCAAAAGATTGTATCTACGCGTAGACAGCTTCTGGAAGAGATCATCGCTAAGGATGAGAATCTTAAAGCTGACTTGAATGACCTGCATGAACAGGGGCAGATAAAAGATATCCCCGGCTTTGTAGACCAGGTATCGCGGGCTAACTATAATTCCAAGAGTATAAAGGGACATGGGGCTGCTGCATATTATGCCAGTGCGTTAGGTATTACTGATTTCTATGAGGATAAGGGAGTCGGCGATACCACATTACAGCCTGTATCAGACAAGCGCGCTAATACCGCTGACTTGCTAGATATAGAGCGGGCAAAGAAGCAAGCGACACTACTTGCCCAACAGGATAAAGTCCTATTACAAAATACGCGCCCTACAACATCAGTAGCGGCGGAAGAAGATTTTGCTAAGTTTGTCGGTAATACTCTCGGTAGAGTTGATGTAATAAAGAATGATGTAACATCCGCACGTACGCGTATAAAAGAGTATGTACAGCAATTTGTGGCATCATTTAAGGATATATTCTCTCGCGTTGGAGAAACATTCAGCGATCTGTTTAGTTCTATTGGCAAGATATCCTTCGGAGACATAGCCGAGAAGGTAAAGAGCTATTTCAGAGGACCCCAGCAGGGGGAAGCTGCGCCTGCATTTGCCCTTACTGATAATATTGGGGATGCAACAAATAAATTTTCTAAGAATGTGTACAGACCATTCTCATTCGGCGTCAGTCAATTCGGCGCGGGTCTTAACTCTGTACGTGAGATATCAAATGGATTTAAAGAGGGTGGACCCGGCGGAGCGTTAGACATCATTGGCGGTATCATTAAGTTCCTACATACTATATCTAATTCCAACGCGTTCTTCGGGCTTAAATTATTACCTAAAGGCGTAGGAGAGTTATTCAACCAACGACGGTCTGAAACACTACTCGATATTGCAGAAACAGCAGTAGGCGTAGGTACCGGGTATAGACGTTCTCCCATTGATAGAACAGCGCGCAGACTTCGTGCAGATGAGGCACAGCTATCAGAACGAGTTAATACACGTAAAGAAGATTTACAAAAAGCGCAAGATGCCGGTGCCTCTGATGAAGTTATCTTAGCACTTCGTCAAGAACTTGCTAAGGATACCGAAGAACTCAAGCAACTCCGTAGCCAAATAACAGCATATAGAATTGTACTTGCGCGAGAAGAAGAAGAAGAGTCACGGCGTAAGGGCGGGCCATCAACCGGTAAACAACTTGACCCGGACGAAGCCACGCCGGAATTTGCACTTGGAGCAAACCAGCATCTTGCTAGATTCCTATCTGACAACGATAAACAACTGTCAGAACAAGCCCGCGCATCTCTTGATAAATTCGGAGAGAATACAGGGTTTTCCAGAGCTAGCGCAAACGGTGTAACTGTCGCAAGCGATGCTACTGTAAATGAAATACTGAAAGCAGCTTGGCAAGGAGATAGAGCACCAAATACAAGATTACGCCCCGATCAGATAGGTGGAACGCGTCTTCCTGGTCTAGGTATCGTTTCAAAAGTCAGAGATGCACAGCTCCTAGCACACGAAGGTACACATCAAATTGTAGAAGAGTACGGTAAGCTACATTCGGGCGGGGTTCATGCAAATCTTGCTACGCAGGATTTACAGTATAGAGACCCGGCAGATATTGATGAGCGAATAAAACTTCGTGGGGAAGTAGATGACCCCACAAGCAAGCGCATACTTAGGCAATATAGTCCATTCGATAAATTTAGCCAAAAATATTATGAGAATCCATCAGAGCAGTATGCATATGTAGGACAGTCTCTTATAACAGGCAACAAAGATTTAGAGAAAACATTACGCCACATATACGGCGAGGATTTATATAATCAACTCGTCAAAGACTTACAAACAGCAATACCTGATACATTTGGAGAAGAAGCACTAGCAATTCTGAGAAGTAGATTCGCGGTATTTGATGCAGAATTCACCAAGATAGCTTCTTCTACAGAGACTACGCCTGAGTTCTCGCGTGATATACACGAATCAACGCTCGATGCATACGGTAAAGTCAAGCCGTTTGTCGGAGAGCGTGAGTCTTTACTAACGCGCCAAGCTAATGAGTCGTTGAATCGGTTCTCAGCAGGCAGTGGACTCCAGCAAGGTATAGGTGGTGGCGTTGTCGTTGTTGACCAGAAAAATGCACTAGCGGCAACGAGACAATTCTTCTCTGATCAAGCTATCGGTAATGTTAAAAACAATCAAATCCAGGGCTTATCCGCGCCTATCTTAGATGAACTTGGTAAACGTGTTAGTTCTCTCATCCTTACAACGACGGGGGATGTGGGCGCTGGACGCTCAAGGGCAGGCATACTCGTTCACGAAGCAACTCATGAACTAGTAGATGACCAGGGACGTAAAGGGAAAGCACTCTATACTGGTACTAACGCCGCTGATTTAGCATTCGCAGATCAAGGATTAGAGACAAAGCGTAAGCAACGATACGCTGATCTTGCCCAGGGCGGTAATTTAGATCAGAAGAGTGAGTATCTACTTGATCCCCGCGAAGCGTTTGCTCATGTAGGTGAGGCGTTAATATCAGGCAGTGCTAAACTCGAAGAGGAATTACGCAAGGTATATGGGGATGACCTATATAACGATGTTGTAAAAACACTTGAGGCAACACTACCAGATACATTCGCTCCGCAGTATCTTGCTGGTCTGCAAGCGAAGTTTGCCCAGTTCAGTCTTGAGATAGAGACAATCTTTAAGAATACTGGGCCGGATGTTACGCAAGCTAAAACTGACCTCAGTAAGGCGATTGATCAGATATTTAGTGGTCTAAATATTGGGCCAGCATTTGGTAAGGGTTTAGGGGATAAATTACAAGCCATTGTTCCCGGTGTTGCTGATGTAGCATCAAATCCCGAATCATTGAAGCGTCTCGCTCAAGCGGCTCAGCCATTATTGTATAACGCTGACAGTTTTAGAGGACGAGCAATCAGTGCAATCGGGCAGGCCGGTGGTGCTGATATTGCGAAACAGGCGTTCAGCACATTACAGGAACCAAATCAAGAGAATGTCAGCGCGCTACTAGCACAAGTTAAGGGGTCTCCTCAGATCATACAGAAGGCGTTAGGTAAATATATAGCCGAAACGCTGAATATAAATGAGGATATTCTAAAGCTTGTTCCAACGAAGGGGGTAAGCCCCGGTAAGATAGCGGGTATTATCCTCAATCAGTATTACCCCGACGAGAATAACTTCCGTGATATAGCTAATGAAAAGATTCAAAAACTCACCGGGCGTAATCTAAGAGAAGGGTCATTCCAACAACAATCCTCAATCGACCCGGCAACAGGCATAGAACGCTTTACGCTGTCTGCACGCACTGCTACTGGGGCAATGATCTCACTCAACGGGCATGTTGATGAGTTCGGGCATAAGAAACTGGACGAGCCGGAAAAGGCGGTTAGTCGATTCGGCGCGGCATTACATCAAGTAACAATTGGTGGTCTACGTCAAATCGGCGATAACTTCACATACGGTATTGTCAATTCATTCCAGGAAATGTTCCGGCAGCTTGTTGGTGTACAAGATGAACTCGGTGAAGTAGCGAATTTGCTCGGTGTTGTGGGCGATAAAGCTACACAAGCGAAGTCGAAGTTCCTATTCCAAAGTGTTGGCGTTGCAGTAAAAACTGGACAGGGATTTGATGAAGCTATTCAGACAAATCTGAAGAACTTCAAGATTCTTGGATCAGTTAAAGACCCAACACAGCGCGCCGAACTAGCAAATCAGGTATCTGAGGTCCAATTAGGTGCCCAAACGGCGTTTGGTATTTCACTAGAGCAAAGTCTTGAGTCTATCCCTGCTATCCTTGCAACAATCAAAGATGGTATGGAAGGCATTGATGACCCGGCACAAAAGGTTACGCGTTCAATCGAAGATTTACGCGATGTGATGGATCAAGTGGTCATTGCGCAGCGTACTACTGGCGCGCAGGGAGACGAACTGCTAACAGTCTACTCGCGTCTATCCGCATCAGCAAAAGAATACGGCCTAAATAGCAAGCAACTTCTCGGCATCACTGCTACGTCGTCTGTAGCCATCGGCAAGGGATCGGACGAAACTTCAAATATTCTGCGTTCATTCTTAGAGGGCACATATAGTTCAGCGAACCAATCTAGCTTTGCTAAGAATGGCATTGCAACCCAGCAGTTTAATCAGAATACGAACCAACTAGAGAATCGTAGCTTTGAGGATATCCTGAAAGACTTGTATAAGTTAAGCCAGGATAAATCAAAGAGTATTGACTATAACCAATTAATTCAATCAATTGCCGGGCCGAAACTATCGCCAGATATATCAAAGGTTATACAGGGCTTTGGGAATAACTATGCGAACGTGGAATCGAGTCTTGACCAGACGCCGAAGGGAGTTGCACAGCAACTAGTTGCACAGAAATCGCAAACATTCGCAGGTTCGCTAAATAAACTACAAGCGACTGGTACACAGTTCTTAGGTAGTTTCTTAGTGGGCACGGGCGGATTTGATAGTGCGGCTAAACTGTTTGATACACTATCGGCATCAGCGGTTAAGCTCACTGGCTTCTTAAATGATAATGAAGGATCGATAAAGAAAGTGGTGGCGGCGTTAGCGCCATTTATCAAGTTCTTTACCGTGGGCTTTGCATCGAAAGATTTGAATATCTTCTCGCCATTGGCGAAGGGTATTCAGGGCTTAGAGACCCGTTTCTCTGGTACGCTATCGAAACTAACTGATTTCGGTCGAGTTGGTGAGTCAAGCACAACACGGCTGCAAAAGGTTCTTAATCTACTCGGCGTAGCCCTAGAAGAGTTGGATGGGGCGTTACTTAAAACAGGTAATACAGGTAGTGCTGCGTTTGCGAAGATTGCAGAAACCGCAACAGTTGCTAAGAACGCAGTAGCGACTGATGCAGCCGCAGGAGCAGCACCGGCATTTGCATTAACACAGGCCGGGGCGTTAGTAGAGAAAGAAACTCCACTTAACGCTCGACTTGGTAACAAGACACTCAATACGAGCGGTATTACCGAAACTGATCTTGCGCAGATACGCGGGCAAGCGATTGAGCCATCATTCCTGCGTAGCAATGCAGATGACCTAATTGCTACTGCAAGTCAGCCAAGTCGGTTATCTCAATTACGTCAAAGTCTACAGAAGCCAGGAGCAGCAGCGGGAGCTATTGCAGCGCCGGTTGCATTCGATCTTATCTCTGGTGGCTTAGGCAAAGATAATCTCACGAATGTGGGCGTCGGTATTGCAGCCGGTATAGCTGGCGGTATGGTTGGCGGGCCCTATGGGGCTATTATTGGGTACAGCATTGCAAAGACGATATCTGAGAATCTCGATGTATCAGGTAAACTAGGGACAAGTGAGCAAGAGTCCAAGACATTTGCCGAGAAGTTAGCAGAGGCGGTATATAACAAAAAGCCGCCGAATGAATCGGTTGATGTTACGCCAGCGGATAAAGCTGCCGCAGCCACAAAACTTAATGGGCTAAGTAAGACACTAGGGATAGGTGACTTACAGAGTAATCTACTTAAAGCGAATACCAATCCTTTTGTTGATATATCCACGCAGATTAGCTCAGCTAGTGTGCGCCGGTATCTTGATATTCAGAGTGGTAAGACACAAGGTAATTTCCTCGATAACTTCAAGAATAACGCGCCGACTGAACAACTCGTTGGAGCCTTCGGCGGCAATAAGCAATTACTAAATCTCTTTGCTGATTCTGGCGTTAGTAACGTACAGGAGTTCTTGCAGTTACTAGATCAAGCATCAAAGGGCTTAGGGCCATTAGCTGAGGACTTCTCCAAACTCAGTGTTGAGACTCGACAGCAAGCAGTTGCATCGCAAGCAGTTACGGATAATGATGTCAAACGCGCCCAATACGAAAGCGCGCAGGACATTATACAAAAGGGCCAACAGCAGCAAGCTGACTTGGAAGCTAAGCTACAGAATAATTATCAAACGCCATATGGGCTGGATAAGTACAACGCGTTTAGTCCATTAGCACAGAGCATCAATCAATCGTTTCAGCCTGATCTGAATAAGATCAATAGCGGCGCATTGAAGGGGCAAGATGCTCAGGGCGCATTGGATAGACTAGCTCGGTCACAAGAGTCATTAGCGGCATTACCACAAACATTACAGCAGCTCGTACCACTTGCTCAGTCGCTAGGGCTAAATACTGGTGGTTTAGAGCAGCGACTCTATAATGTTGGTTCTCAGGGGCAATCACAAATAGCTCAACGGTTCCAGCCTGCTATCGAAGCTGACCGTTCTGTACAACTGTATGAACTACAGCAATCAAGACTACGCAGTTTACAGTCAACGGATCAATTCAAGGCAAAGCAGCCGGAGATTGTTAAAGAGGTAGAGGCGTTACAGAAGGCGTTAGCTACTGACAAGGCGCGCTATGACATTAACAAAGCATTCCTTGAACTACTCAAGAGTCAATCCGGCGCATTACTGGATCAAACTGCTCAGGTAGAAGCACAGCAGAAAACCCGGCAGCTTATTAGTGCTGGTACACCTGCTCAGTTTACGCCCGCTAGTATCTTTGATACAAAGGGTACAACTGCTACTGAACTAAATAACGCCATCGACTTCGCGCTAAGGAAGCAATCCAAGCTAGAGGCATTAAACCCAGAGTATAAGAAAGAGTTTGCAAAGGATCAATTCTTACTACAGTCAGGAACAGACTTCAAGGGAGTGACCGGCGTTAATCAGGGCTTTGTACAGGAATACCTGCAACAACAGCAACAGAAGAAAGAAGCGCCGCTACAGGATTTAAGTCAATACTCTGACCAGCAAATTCAGAAGATACTTGAGCAGGCGCGTAGCTTACAAGGACAAGCCGAGAAGCTTGACCCCAATCGGGCCGGTAAATATGAGAACGAGCGTATCCTTATTCTCAAGAAGAATAATGAGTTACTGTCTCAGACCGGTATCGGGCAAGAGTTCTTAAAGGCGGCTATTGACGCCAATACCAAGAGCAATGATACGCTGCGTGGTCACTATAATCTACCAAGTAACTATAAGCAGCCGACGATCTTTGATTATTACGATAGCGGCGGCAAAGAGAAGGGCGATAAGAACTTCCCAACTCTCGCCGGGCAGGGTCTTGTACCATTAGCATTTGCACAGCAACTCGCCCAACAGCTCATCAATGGGGACAATGGTGATAAGGGCGCAAGCCTTAGCGATGTCAAGGGAACAAATCAAAAAGGGGCACGGCCTTTATTCTATCCAAATCCTGGTACAGCGGCAGTATACAGCGAAGTAGAGCCGCAAATTATACCCGATACGATTAAATCGGATCAGAAGATATCGGCGGCTGTTCAACGGTTCCTAGACTTTAAGCAGAAGCAGATCGATGATCTCAATGACGCCAGCTCAAAGGATAAGTTACCGCCAGATACGGGTATAGAAGATATCCGGCTGCGTAATGCTGAGAGAAACAAGCCCATTCCACCAAAGGATGCTGGCGTACAAGCGGCGTATAATCAGCTTGTTAATCCTAACCAACCATTCTTTGGCGCGCCGAAGCCTGCTGATGTCATACAGGGCACAACAGTCTTAGCTCCTACAGGGACATTACCGCCACAATTGCCTCCTGGTAAACCTACAACGAACCCAGGCAATACTGATAGGGACAGGGATTTAAGTGGGCCAGTAGTGGACGGAGCTGAAAAGACAAAGACCAGTCTATCAACGCTGGCGCAATCTTCTGGTAAGACAAAAGATGACTTAGCGATATTAGGTACAAACGCAGCTAAGACAGGCACAGCGATTGGTACGATTGCAACAGCATTACCAGCGGCGGGTGTAGGGGCAGCATCGTTAATAACGAGTGCATCAGCATTCAATGGTGCAGTAACGGCGTTGATTCAGAAAGTCCAGAACTTTGACTTAGCACAGGCGTTAAAGAACGCTAATGTGAATATCCAGGTAACAGTGAATGGACAAGTCACTCAACCGGCGCAGGTCACAATTAACTCAGGCACGGCAGTGGGGCCGAATACGCTCAGTGCTGGGGTAGCTGCAAAAACGGGCAGCAAATTAGGCGGCAATAGACAATAAGCATAGTGAGGGAGATCAGCAATGGTCTCCCTCTATTAGAGGTAGATATGGCGATTATTTATATAGCAACGAACATTGTTACAAACGTTGTATATATAGGACAAAGTAAAGCATCACTTAGTACAAGGAAATCGCAGCATTTATACGATGCGTTTAAAACTAATTTAAAATGTCATTTTCACCGAGCAATTCGCAGATACGGTACCAGCGCATTTGAGTGGGATATACTACAAGAATGTAACGAGTGCGAACTAAATGATGCTGAAGTATTCTGGATACAGTATTTTAAATACATCGGCGCTAAACTTTACAATATGACAACCGGCGGGGACTGTTTTAGACATAGTCAGGAAACTATAGAAAAATTGAGAATAGCTAGCAGCAAACCTCAACTAGAAAGCACCAAGAGAAAAATAAGTGCAAGTCTAAAAGGTAAATCATTGGGGTGGCCCGGTGAAAGAACTACTGCAATGAAAGATAAGCTTGCTATAGCACACACTGATGGGAAATCCTATACTATTGTCGGACCAGACGGTACGGTATACGAAGATATAATCAATATAAGTAGATTTGCGAGAGAACACAATCTGAGCGTAGGTAATTTACACGGTATGCTTAACGGGACCCGCTCAATATGTAATGGATATAGGAGACAGCTATGAGGGTCCCATGGAAATTCGGAGATTACGAGTGGGCGGTGAACCCCGAAAAAGACGGGTCGTGGGTTTACGAGGATGTTATGCCAGAGAGCGTAGGTATTGGTGCCCCACGTTCTACATTTCAATACGGCGGCACAAAGTCAGGGCGTAGACAAATCAGTGGATGGTTATACGGCGATAGTGCCCTCGATCAGTATAATCGTATGCGCGGATGGAAGGCAAGTAGAATCAAAGCAACGCTGGTCGATCATCTCGGTAATTCAACAACGGCGCGGCTATCCAAATTCGAGGCAGAAGCAGTACAAAGTAATACTGAGTGGAAATTAGGGAGAGCAACATGGAGATACAACGCCGAGTTTACGGAGGAGTAAAGAATGCCCTCACTTAATTCACTCATTGACGCAAAGTTCAAACAGCCGTATGCTAAGGTATCATTCAACGGTGCCCCGACAAGAGACTTACTCAGTATCAGCGTTAATCAAACCCTCGATGGGGGCATTAGTACAGCATCAGTGCGTACAGCGTCTAATCCCGGTATTAGCCCAGAAGCAAAAGTGCAAATACGCCAGGGGTATGATGGTCAGGCACAGCTCACGTTTACTGGATACGCTGATACGATTGAACCCGATGAAGCTACCCAATCATACACTATTAGCTGCCGAGATGTACTCAAAAAGGCAATGGATACCTTTCTCATTCAAGAAGTACAGTTTGGGCAAGACATAACCGCCGGTATGTATTTTTACTCAACATATACCAGCAATGATGGCGGTACATTTACAATCCATCAATATGATTCAATAGCGGCTCTTAACGCCGCTCATCCAGAGACTACGGGTAATTACTCAAGTCAGGGCGTTAAAGCCCATGCTGTTGTTCAATGGTTACTCCATATGTCCGGGTTAGCAGAAGGCTCTGAGATTCAAGTTGATGATACAAACTTCTGGATTGGTGATCTTAACCCGGCCAAGTTTCATTTAACATCAGTCTATGACGCTGCTATGCAGATTGCTAATCTTATTGGTTGGCGTATTTATGCAGATGCCGGTGGTGTCGCACGATTCAAACGCAAGCCGAGACAACCGGGCGGCTATACTTATTGGAAATATACTGATAAGGGTAACCCCTATAATATTGATAAGCTAACAAAAACATCCACAAATATTGACTTACGTAACTATGTTGAAGTTCGCGGGGCTAGTGGTATCAGAGTAGTAAAGCGCGCAACATCGCCATTCATTGGTAATACACCCTATCGTGGTGTCCTTATCTCTGAGGAGTTGATTGATACGCCCGGCATTGCTGATTTCATTTGTACCCGTGTACTACAAGATTTGAATAGATTAAAAGTCACTGTGGCGTTAGAAGTTGATGGTAATCCATTACTAACGCCCGGTAGTACAGTAGACATTAGTTCGCGTATAACCACTGGTAAGTATCTAGTAGAGCAATACCAAACAAACATGAGTGCCGATGGCGGCTATAAGGGATCAATAGCTGCCGCGCAGTATCTTGGGGATACCAAGTTTGAAGAGGACCCAACAGCAGATATTGTAGCGGCGTTTGTTCCTACATTCGTCTCAGTATTGGGTGACCCGAAGTGGATTGTAGAATTCGATGGAGCAAGCTCCTATTCAAGTCGCGGCCTTATCAATCGCTATCGGTGGACATGGCCTGACTCCTCAGTGACTGACGGAGAAAGCAGCGCGGCTACCTATGTATTTGATGAAGCAGCAATTAGTAATGGGAATAGTCAAGATGTAACGCTACAGGTCTTTGACACAATGGGTAATACAGCATCAGTTACTAATCCCATTACAACGAGTGGACTCACGGCGTTAATATCTCCTAAATACCGGGCATTATATGGAGCATTAACAACCGAAGCAGTAGGTAGTGTCGATGGAGGACAGACATGGTACACCAATGGTATACCGGCGATATCTGTTGCTGCATCAAACTTCGGCCCCGGTGGTGTATACGTAACATCGGGTCATGCATTATTTGGTACAAGTGACGGTATTATCTATAAAACGATTGATACATGTATTACAATGACGCCTGTAAAGACTACTGGCGGGCATGTGACTGATATTCATATACCTGAATTGGATAGTACAAAAGCTGCCGCAGTTACTTCTACAGGCAAAGTATTCTATTCAGATGACGCTGGTGATAACTGGCGGCAGATTGGTTCATTCGGCTTTCCATTACGGGAAGTAAAGATGAACTACACCAATTTCAAAGAGCTTGTGGTAGTCGGTAGTGGAAATAACAATGTATTCATTACATCAGACACTGGTGGCACATGGAATTATCTCGGCGTTGGAGCATATGATGTCTTATGGGCAACTGATGGTTCAGCAACGAATTACTTTGCTCATACGCACGGTGTCTTAGGTTCTGGCCCAGCAGGTACAGCCGCAGTGACATTCTCTGGCGGGGGTAATTATATAGTCCCGGCAGCTACTGTTATGATTGACCGTGATGATGGCGTTATGATCGTAGATAGTACCGGGCAGCATTGGACAGCAGCCTCTGGTATATTCTACGCAACACAGAATAATTCCACCAATCTCACACGCCATATGATCCGTGATGGGGAGATGGCAGATATTGTCTATTACGCCACTGCATCAGGCATTAGTAAATCAATTGATAGAAATACCACAATAGCCGAGCTATACTACCCTACTACAACAATGCCGACTGGCGGATGGGGACAGAAAGTAGCATACGGGCCGCTAGTAGGTATTGTTATTCCAGGTCAATTAGTCCATAGAGGGGCGTTAAGTCCAACAACAGGTGATTTACCTACAAATGGTTGGCATATAGGTACAACAAGTGGATGGGTTTATGGCTGCGCTGATGTGCCAGGACTAAGTGCTGTAACTACTGGTGGTATTGCTATAGCCCAAGTGAATACAACAAACATCGCGTTTGTTCAAGCGGTACCCGCAAGCGGTACGGTAGTGAATGGCATATCACAGCTTATCCTTAACGCTAACTGGACTCAATCAGATGGAGATGTGAAGGGGTTTGCATTTAATAAACGGGCAGACTCACGCGATATGCTTTGCGTTATATCAGCGGGAGGTCCAGGTGGTAATCAAACAATCCAAACAGAAGGATTCCTACATTTTGTTACTACGCCATCGGGGTCACCCATTATAACGACAATCGATGGCCCAGCGAACTTACGCCAGAGTCATGCCCAGCAAACAACATCGTTTATCGGTGATCAGGTCTACGTCTATAACTACAGTAACTTTAATCCATCAGCGTTTACGAACCCTATCTTCCTTCCTGATGGTACTGCCGATATTACCAATACACAACGCGACCCTACAACGGTCATTGCGCATAGCTACTTACCATATCAAAAGAACGCTGCTCCATTCAAAGGCTTGGTTAATCATGCCGGGGCGTTAGAATTATGTACCGGTTTCACTGGTGGCCCTGGTGGAACATTTGTCTATGAACCTACGAATATTCCCGGTGATGATGTATTAGGTTGGGGCACCGGTGATGAGCAGCTATATAGTTCCTATGTACATCAATCCATGAGTTATTACGCCACTGCTGCTGGTATCTACAGAGCAGATGCATATGGACAAGGTACTCAGGATTTACTTTTCAATGTTGCCAATGTTAATCCATCTGGCGCTATTGTTAGTTTAACAGTGACTGGTAGTAAGGATAGTACCCAGGATTACCTTTGTATTATCGTGAATGGGTATCCTAATGTCGGCCCCGGTTCATTGACTACAGTACATCATTGTTTCTATAGCGTAGATAGTGGTGAAACATTTAGAGAAGGCCCGGTAATGTACGCGTTATCTGGGCGAGAATTATATTTTATAGATATATAGCGTGCCCGTGAAGGCACTTGGGAAGCTCGTAGAGCGACGATAGCTAGAAAGTAGTATAATGATATGGCTCGTTGCTCAAAACGCCTCCCATAGAAAGGTTTCATATAATGGCTACTAAGACTCCTAATAAAGTTACGCCTCCTGCTCGTCCTAGTCAGGGAGATATGGCCGGGCATGAGCATCCTAGTATGGGTATGAATAAACAGGTCATGCACGGTAGTAAACAAGGCAGTAGGGGTGGTAAATCTGGTAGTAAATAACGCCCGTGTAATCATTCTGTAATCTAAATTGCTTTAACGCTGAACTCATGATATTTCACTATTCCTCTTTGGTACGCGCTAAATACAACATTTGACAAACTTGACAGGGCATGCTATAATTACACGGATTCTTTCAAGGGAGAGAGAGAAAGAGAAAGAAAGAGCGAGAGCGAGAGAAAGAAATTTAGTTACCTGTTATACTATAAAGAGGAATAGAGAATAAGAGATAGATACAGATTCAATAGTAATAGAATGGAGAGAGGGAACGCGTGGGAGAATCCGAAAGATATGGTATCCAGTTAGAGAATGGGAAATGGGTATCCATACGCAAAGATAGGTTATACTGTGCTAATGGCGTAGGTAGACAGAAGGATAAACCTCCATATCACTACACCAGTTCCAATATATATGAAGTATTGAATGTACGCAAAAGGATACTTGATGGTGAAGAAGTTTATAGGTCAATTAAGCAGGGCGTATTTAAACCGGAAAAACATAGTAAAGTCCGCGCCGTCAAGCTCAAATATGATTAATATTTGTCCTTACCATACAGACCAGCGTCATGTATTTGATTCAAAGAAATATGATTGGGCATACTTTAATGGATTTCAGCTACGTTGTAAATGTGGTATAACGCTCGATGAATATGTACTTCGGCGTTTATTAAAAGGACAGTGAGCGTTCGTAACCTAATAACGCAAAAAGAGTAGAATGTATTCTCGTTATGTAAAGTGTAGAAATTGACTCTTGACAACTAGAACAAATGTGCTATAATGTAATCACGCCAGCAAATGTAGCGGGCGTTAAATAAAAAAGAAAGAGCAAAAACGATTATGGCTTTTGGAGATAATGCACGCCCTAAGACAAACGCTGATGGCAGTACATCAACGGGCAAATTCGAATCTAATTACTTGAAGCTAGAGGGTGACCAGACTATTCGTATCCTTGACAAGAGTGAGGATGTACCGTTCTACTGGCGTTATTACATGCCCGTGAATGTAGGTGGTAAGCAGCAAGATAGAAGTATTGTAGTGGGGCGTAATGGACCCATTGCTCAGTTTATGGTTACACTTGATTCAACATCAGACCGGCGCTTTCGTAAGCCCGGTAAGCGGATGCTATTGAATGTTCTTGATCGCTCGGATAATCGTGTAAAGATTCTGGACTTCGGTTCTGACTTGCTTGCAAAGTTTACTGCTTTGCATCAACGGGTTCGGCGTCCAGGAACAATGGAGCCGATGAATGTATGGGATTTCGATCTCACCGTCATCAGCGTGGCAGGGAAAGAACCGAAGGATGTACAGCGCTCTGTATTTCCCGGTACAGACATGGAACCGTTAGCTGCTGATCTGGCGGCGTTACCGAAGTTTGATTTGAGTCAAGCTGCGCGTATTATGCCAGATGAGATGCAACAGCGTATCCTTGCAGGAGATGACTTTATCGAGATAATGAAAGAGCTGAACTGGACGCGACTCGTGCCGACGCTTCCACAGTAGGAATTACTGCTTCTTCCACGCCGCGTTTCCTTTTCATCGAGGGGCGCGGCGTTCTTTTCTATTTGGAGTGGTTATGCGCGAACCAATCACACTGGAATATTGTGAAAAGAATAAAACTAAACGTGCAAGCAGAGGATATAAAACTGTTTGCCCTGGATGTAGAGGAAATGACCTTTGGATAACGCCCGGTAATTCAAGCGGATATTGCTGGGAATGTGGCACACCATATAAAGTTGTCGCTTCGCTTGACGATGTAGATACAGCAGCGTATAAACCCTATATAGGTAAGCCTTTTGATACCGCCGCTATACGCCATGCATATGCAGAAGCGTCTGATTATTACCATTCGTGTATCTCGAAAGAACATGAAGAATTTTTGAAGCAACGCGGTATCACACAAGAGGCTATCTCCTTCTTCAAGATTGGATTCTGCCCTTCTGGTACGTCACCTATGTATCTTACTGAGACCGCTAAAGAAGCCGGACTAGCTGATGGTAGAGGGCGTCCCTGGCTAGCTGATAGGATTGTATTCCCATATATCGCAGATAGGGAAGTTACTGATTTACGTGGGCGTACAATGACAGGTGAGGACCCGAAGTACAAGAGTTTATATCATCGTTCTGAACAACGAGGAGCGTTATATCCATATAACTTTGATGCTGCAATGAAAAAGGCAGCCGAGACTAAGACCCTTATTGTAACTGAGGGAGAGATTAAAGCAGTGGTTGCTGACCGTCATAACTTCGCTATTATGGCATTGCCGGGAATGTTATCATATCGCCCTGCATTAGTTCAGCAGCCTGGTATAAAGATCGTCGTTATGTTTGACAATTCCAGTGACCCAGATGATAAGGTACGCGTAGATAGGGCAATTGCAAGATTAGCTCAACGCGTACCAAACTTTTCAGTTGTGACATTGCCGCTATTGGGAAGAGATAAGATGGATATTGATACCTACTTACTAGCGGCGGATAATAACGAAGCTCGGTTCAAACATTTTATCGATAATGCAATTGACTATGCGCAGTATAGACGACTAAGGAGCTTCTAGTATGAGTGGTCTTGTAGATGACGCGGGGGAATATAGACTGTTAGCGTCTATTGTGGATAGACCAGCAAGTGTTTTAGGATATACACAGGAGTTATTTACAGGAGATAGAGCGCGTATCTTTAAGGCAATGCAAGACGCCTTCGTTGCATATGGAGACTTATCCACCGAGGGCGTTGAGCATTTCTATGGGCGTATGCTTCCACCAGAGATTGAATCTGCACGCGGAGCTAAGCCCGGCGCTATTGTAGATAAACTTACATCATTAGCAACCCGGCGGCAATTGGGAGATTTGATTAACCATCTCACGGTTGCTATGGCGAATAACCATCTTACACGCGATCAATTGGCGCAGCTCCTTGTCTTGAAGCCATTAAGTAGCGCCGATGATAGTTCACTGGGGCCGGGTATCACAGCGTTTATTTCTGATTTAACGCGCAAGATTAATGGACAGTATCGATTTGTTAGTACAGGATTACCCTTCTTAGATATGATGATGGGCGGTGAATGGGGGCGTCAGGCATTAACTGTTATCCTTGGACAAGGCGGCGGCGGCAAGACCGCTATTGTTGTCCAGAGTATCTTGAATATGGCCCGGCAGCAAACACCGTGTTTATTCATTTCACTAGAGATGCCAAGAGAACGTATCATTGGGCGTATGGTAGCGAATATATCAGGCATTGACGGTATGCGTATCCGGCGCGGGGATATTACTGAGGAAGAGCAACAACAAGTCAATATGGCGTTGGAAGAAGTAGCGTCATTGGAACAGTATATCCATATTGTAGATACGCCCGGTCTAGGTCTTATGGATATACTCCATCATATCAGAGTGCATAAGGATACCTATGATATACAAGCATTTTTTGTGGATTATCTACAGATCATTGATCGCCCGCCGTCTGAGAACACATCGGAAGCTTATGGTTATCTGGCCCAACAGTTACGTAACATTGCAGTAAGCCTAGATATCTCGGCGGTTGTTTTATCGCAACAGAATAGAGGGGATACTGGTCTAGCAAGTATTCTCGGCAGCGGGCGCGTGGGGCATATTGCCGATGTGGTCTTTGAGATTAAGTTTGATACCGCGAGTACAAATGATACCAGTAGGATGTGTACACTAGACTTTCATAAGAATAGGGATGGAGCTGTAGGGATAGTGACGTGTATGTATTATCCCAAAGTATTAAGGTATGTGTAATGTCCAGATTTATTGATTTTGTAGGTGATGCTTTGGCGTTTTTAGGACTATCCCCCGATTACTGGTCAACACACAGACGCAGGGTACAGCTTTCTGAGTATAGTGATGTGATAGAGGAGTTGGATTGCGCCGGGGACTGTTTAGTAAATGCACTGGCGTACGGGTCACGTGGTAGACATATGTTAGCAAAGGATGATAGAGAGGCGTTATTGGAGCTTATAGACAGTGTGAGAAATTATATCGATCATATTAAAGAGGAGTATTAATGTATGGCAACGTATGCTGAGGAGAGACTAGCTGCGCTACGCGCTAACAGTAAACGAATCAGGGCACGATCAGGTCAGATGGAGCGTAATGTCGCAGCGTTTCTCCTTGGCAGACGTGTTCCCATGTCCGGCGCAGGTTCAATGAAAGGCGACTGTGAGGTAGAGACCGAGAAGATCGGGCGTATCTTTATTGAATGTAAATACAGCGCCGGTATGGATAGAGATGGTAGTCCACGTATCCGTATTGATTTCCGCTGGTTTGATAAGATGCACGTCGATGCGGTAAAGATGAAAGCTCGGTTTGCAGCCCTTGTATTCCAATATCATGATGTAAGGTTTGCAAAGTATGTTATAATTAGCACAGATGTTCTACAGAAATACGATACATTAGAACGTCTGACCGGCGCTGAGATTATTGACGCCGGTATGAAAAGTGGAATTACAATGACCAAAGCAATGATCGATATGGCATTCTCGTTACATGAGCGTAAACTACCGGTGGCTATTCTACGCTGTAGCAGAGGAGATTATGTATTGACCACACTACAAGAGTTTAAGGAGCTTATTCATGACTACCCAAGTGATCCAGACGCGGGAAGAGTTGCTTAATATTGTTGACAGCATACCGTATAATGTGTTCTGTATGCAGGATATCAATGAACTGGCGTTCCCTATTGTTTCGAAATGGTTATTAATCGAACCCGACACGGTGTATCTTGTACCGTTTGATGCCGGTAATCTACTAGATTTTTATGAGATAATGGCCGGGGCAATCCAGCGCCCCGGTATAGAAGGATATAGCTATTCAGAAGCTCAGCCCACGCAAGCAATCGAAGGAACAAGTGCTGGCCCTCAAGACACGAATGACACCGCACATCGGCAAGGAATTGACCCTGAAATTCGGCAAGCATAAGTTCCCTATTATCATTGAAGATATTGCCCAGGCGCGCCTTGCTGATCTTGTGAATAAACCAGAACAACGTTATAATATAGACGGCATTGCATATACGCCCACAGTTGTTACGTTTACGTGTGATGTAGGAAAGCTTCATTTTATCTTAGAGGATATCGACTCCATTGTAGAAACGCTGTCGGGTATGACATTTATTATGGGAGAGCAGAGGGTAGAATTTTCATGATCAAAACTGTGGTTGATTACGCAGATATTGATAGGATTATCGACTTCTTGCTGGAATGCCCCGTTGTGTATTTCGATACAGAAACAACCGGGCTAGACCCTCATACTGGTACATTACTATTACTGTCCATTCATGGTAATAATGGGATTAACGAGTTTACATTTGTCTTTGACATCTTACGCATGGGCGTTGAAGTACTACACCAACTCAAGGCTATCTTCCATAATCCGGCGATTCTTAAAGTAGCCCACAATGCAGTATTCGACTGGAAATGGTTGTATCATAACGCCGATGTATATACATCCCCGGTCTATTGTACAATGATTGCCGAGCAAGTAGTCCAAGCAGGGCTACTCTTTAGCGGCTTTAGTCTTGCTGATGTAACTGAGCGGAGACTAGGACGTAAGCTCGACAAGTCCGTGCGGGAGCAATTTATCGAGCGGGATTTAAATATCCCATTTAGTCAAGAAGAACTGGCGTATGCCGGGGAAGATACAGTTGTTCTTGAGCCTATCTATATGCAGCAACGGGATGAACTGATCAAGAAGGACTTATCCAAGATTATCAATCTTGAATGTCAGCTTATTCCTATCACATCGCAGCTTGAGTATAATGGTATAGAGATCAATGAGGAGCGTCTACGCGCTGCCCAGCCGGTTGTGATGCGCGTTATTGAGGACGCTACGCAGAAGTTACAGGATGAAATCATATCATCCGGCGCGGCTGACGAGATAACGTTTTCAAGGGATGGATATAGTGCAATTAATGTCGGCAGCCCGAAGCAAATGTTACAGGCGTTAAATGCTATTGGTGTAGATACAACATCCCTTAGCAAGAAAGAGTTAAGTGATTGGGATGCCAAGTGGGCAATCAAACATAAGAAGCTGGCGGCGTCATCAGGCGGAGACGACGAGTTTGATGTTGGATACGCACATCCAGTGCTTAGACAACATGCAATTCGAACTGCTGCGGCAAAGCTCGAAGGAACATATATTAGCGGCCTTATCCCTAAAATCAATCCTATTACCCGGCGAATTCATCCAGGGTACAAGCAATGCGGTGCGCCAGCTACTGGACGAATGAGCGGCGTTAACCCTAAAGTATTGGGGCGTTAGTAAGTAATTACTAATGTAAAAGTATGTGAACTCGGTGGAACTCCCTAGTGGACAATACCGATCTAAGCCAATTCCCTTATCTACTCGAAAGGAGTACACAATGGGAAGACCTGTGATATATACAGATGAGCAGAAATTAAGGGTTCAAGAATTGTTTGAGAACACTGACATGACTCTAGACGAAATAGGCGCGGATGTCGATTTAACCTATGGCGTTATATGGAAATTAATATCTACGATATATACACCGGAAACTAGATTGGCACGTAAGCGACAGTCGTATAGAAATTCCAAGTTAGGTGAATTGAACCCGTCGTACGGTAAGTCAGGCAAAGATGCATATCACTATAAGACAGAGCGCGTAGCTGACGGTCATGGATACTACCAAGTCCTTAGGCCAGAATGGTACACGGGAAGAGTTGGTCAGCGATATGTATTCGAGCATAATGTTGTTATGTGTGAGGCATTGGGCATCACAGAGATGCCTGCTGGTTTTGTTGTACACCATGTTGATGGAGACAAGACCAATAACAATATTAATAACCTGGCGTTATTAACCATTTCTGCTCACGCAAGATTACACGGTCGGGAAAGAGTAACGACTATCTCGAAAGAGAGTAGGGGCTAGCAGCTCCGAAGCGCATACTATCCGTCGCTGAAATATGGGCGGATAATGATATAGTCTACTCCTCTTAGTAATAAGAGGTATTGAGGAACTTTCAGAATATTGTTAATAAGCGAAAGCTAGAGGCGTTAGGACTAGGAGATTATGACATACGTTCTATGTTCATCCCAGCTCAGGGATGTGATTTTATTATTTGCGACTATTCAGGTATTGAGCTTAGCATTCTGGCTGCTATGTCGCACGATGAACAGCTTACATACCAGATTATTAGAGGTGATATTCACAGCTTTGTTGCTAATCAATTGTGTGGTGATGCTATACATCGCGTCCTTGGTGATTTAATAACGCCCGCCAATAAGAAATCTAACCATACAGCCAAAGCAATCCGGGACTTGTTCAAGCCAGTGAGTTATGGTATCATTTACGGTAGTACAGGGTATAATCTCTATCGCACGCTATACTTCGAGTTACTAGGATTAGGGATACCTATCACACAAGCTGATGCTGATGTGTGGGTAGAGCGTTGGAAACATGAGTTATTCCCCGGCACTGGTCAGTTACTAAAGAAGAATAGTGAGTATGCGGTTACACGTTTCTACACGGAGTCGGCATTAGGAAGAAAACGATACTGGCCCGCCGATATCCGCTTTGATAAGTGGCGTATGTTAGCAGCAATGCGAGAGGGGAGTAATCAACCCATTCAGGCGACATGTGCTGATATGCTAAAGACAGCAATGGTACATCTTGATGCACGACTGGATAAATCAAGAGGGCGTATAGTCGCGCCGGTACATGACGAGTTATTATCAGAGACACGTAAGGATTATACACAAGAGGCAGTGCCCATTATTAAAGAAGTAATGGAGAACGCAGCGCGTAGCATGTATCCCGATGCTGACCCGATGTTATTCATTGCGGAGCCGAAAGTATCCGACTGTTACGACAAGTAGAAAGAATTGACACGGTAGCACAGATGTGCTATAATAAACACATGAACGAAAACAATTTTGACTATTTAACTCCTGCCCAGGCATTTGAGAAATACTCGAAAGGTATCGAATGGCTTGACGCATATCTCAAAAGTTCCTTTAGTATGCAGGAGTATATGCCCATTGTTCGCGGCGAGTTGGAAGATAACTTAAATCGACTACAATTCCTTTTATCATTTAGTGCTGGCAACCCTTATATGAGTTCGCAAGATAAAGTGATCCTTGGTATGTTAGTAACGCAAGTTTGTTTCTGGTTAGGTTATACAGAAGCGCAGAAGCCGAAGATTGAAATCCCCGATGTATTCAAGAGAGCATTAGGAGAAGAATGAGTTCCTTAGACGAGCTACTTAAAAAGTATAAAGGTACAGTAGCTCCCGGCAGTGCAGATAGGCCCAAGACATGGTTTTCTCTTGGGCCTCTTTCTCTTAATTTAGCCATTGGAGATGCACGCGGGGTCAAGTCGGGGCGTATTGTACAGATTGTAGGTAAGTATTCATCGGGCAAGAGTACATTGGCGTTGGATATCATTGCCCAGCATCAACGCACACATAATCTGCCGGTTATCTATGTTGACTTTGAGCGGGCGTATGATAAGGATTATGCAGCAGCAGTAGGAGTAAATACCGATCTCGTACATGTTGTGCGGGCAGATTCAACAGAGGATGGTTTAGATTTTGCAGAGAAGGCAATTAAGACCGGCGATGTTAAGTTAGTGGTGATTGATTCAATGGCTTCTGCAAAGCCCAGTAGTGAAAACGATAAGGATTATAATGACGCGCAAAAGATGGGCGGCAATAGTGGTATTATCAGTCGCTTTGTCAATCGCGTGGTGCCTCTTATTGATAATAACGACGTATTGCTAATCCTTCTCAATCAATTGCGCGCCAACTTTAATACAATGTCACCAGAGCGTGAGGTACCATACGGAGCAAAGTCCCTGCATTACGCTACTAGCGTGATGATTCAGTTAGTGAATATCAAGAATACTGAACAGGAGACAGAAATCCAGGCGACTATTAAAAAGAATAGAGTAGGCGCACCGAGACATGTTGCGCGCTTTATTATTAAGTATGGACAAGGTATTGATCATAATCTTGACGTTATCCAGTTAGCTGTAGATAGAGATATTGTAACAAAGAGCGGCAGTTGGATTTCATTCAATGGTCAAAAGGTACAAGGCTTAGAGCGGGCGGCTAATGAGTTCCCGATTGAAGATATAAAGAAGCTGGTATTGAATGCGTATTAACATGATTTTGAATAGACTTCCTAGTGGGGATGTACAGACGAATGTATACATTAATGACCGGCCCATTCTTTCTGATACGGATGTAACGCCCTATCAACTGTTGCTGGCGTTAAGTCAACATCTACGTGGATTCGAAGTTGAACCACTGGCGTTTACTGAGGAAGTGGCATGTCTCGGCAATGCCTATATGGAGGAAGAGTATGTCTAGTTTTTCCTGGGAAGAATTGCCGGACATTACAGAAGTTCGGTCAGCGTTATTTAACCAAGCAGATATCAAGGCCCAGCTAAAGATTGCTAAATTAGACTTGGAGATTTACCAAGCTGAGCTGACTAAGGAAAAGCCGAGAGACAGTTCAGTAAAGCTGATTGGTATTGATGATACATCTCGCGGGCGACTACAAGATTTAATGAATCGGGTGCGTCATTTAGAATCTGATCTGGATAGAGCAGACGCAGAGGTTAAGTTCCACGCGTATAGACTTGAAGCAGCAAAAATGATTGGGTATAAGACGAGGATATAAATGGAACTCATTTTCATTGGGTGGCTCATTGTTGTAGGCGTACAGATAGTGAGAGGTAAAGTTCGTGGTAGAATTTGATGATGATGACCGTAGAGTAGGTACTGATTATACAGAACTACGCGCATATAGACCTACATGGGAATATACCGTTAAATATTACACCGCGCCGACAGTTACGTCGAATGACCCGCTAACTGGGTTATTGAATGAGTTCGGGGCCGAGGGATGGGAGCTTGTAGGAATGCCCGAATGTGTCGAAGTGCAGCGATGGACCCGGTTGTATGTGGCAATTTTTAAGCGAATAAAGGTGGTTTAATGGAAGATAGTGGAATCACCGGTCTCAAGGTGCTTTCCGCAAGCAAACTCAAAACCTTTAGCGCGTGCAATCGCAAATATTATTACGAGTATGTAGATAAGCAACAGACCAAGAAACATCCGGCAGCCGCATTGGGAACGGCAGTGCATAAGACGATTGAGTTGGTATATAAAGAACAGGTTGACCCGGTACTTACCTTTGCAAACACATTTAACGCCGAGTTAGAACTGGCGGGTATTGATGGGCGTGATATTAAACCCGAACTACTCAGAGATGGCGTTAAGATGGTAAGTAATTACAAATTTGATAGACGAACGCCAAAGGAGATGGAGCTAGAGTTCCTACTGCCATTCCCAAATCAAGCACACCCATTGTGTCAGATACGGGGGTTTATCGATCAGTCATATGATTGGGGCTTCGTGGATTTAAAGACCAATAAGTTTAAGCCATTAGGCGGCGTATTGGATAATGACCTACAGTTTATCGTGTATGATTGGGCGTTTGCAGAGATTTATGGATATCAACCCAGTAATAAGATATGGCATCACTTGCGCACTGGGGAAGATTTATACGCAGAGACAACAGGGAAACTGGACAATGCAGTGCGCGTTATAGAGAAGATACTGGACAGTGACATGACGGGCGTATATGATAGAAGTGTCGGAGAGGCATGTAGAATCTGCCCACATCGTTTAATCTGTCTCGGTAGAGAGGATTAAAGTAATGGCGGCGGTTATCAAGGAACTCCTTTTCGATATTGTAGATAATAAGATTGTCCATCATGATGTAGATAAACTTATACGCTCAGGACATAGCGTGGCGTGGGAGTATTTACCTGGCTGGGAAGATCAGTGTATTGCGCAGTGTGATGTCCAGTTAGCTCTAGAAGATATGGTCTATACACTACAGGTTGACGAGTATGATATACTCTTACTGAGTAAGTTTTTAAGCGGCTTTAGCACAAATGAGCTAGAGGTAGATTTTCCGCATTGTAAGGAGCGGCTGATTATTATACTGGCGTTATTGGAAAATGCGACGAAGTATACAGATGAACGGTATCTAGAGAGCGTTGTTAGAAAGTATCCCAAGTTTCAGAAAACAAAGGAAGCATACGCCGCAAAGTTATTTGAGGCCGGGCGTATATTTGAATAAGGATAAATGATTTTGATTTGGACAGATGAATTGTGTGCCCGTATTGTTGCAGAAATGACCGAGACTGGTAAGAACCGCACAGAGATGGCGCAGCAACTCAGCACTGAATTAGGTGAACCCATTTCTACTGACCAGTTACGCGGCGCTATCCGCCGCTATGTTGCCCGGTCAAAGCAAGCACTAGATAGACAGGAGCATTTTGGCGTATCAGTCGAGGCGGTAACTGCTCCTGTAACTATTCCGCCATTGACACTAACGCCACATTCCCCAAGAGAAGTAAAGGTGCCGCGCATTCGCTTCGGCGCTGTGGGGGATACTCACTTGTGCAGTAACTACGAGGACTTAGAAGCACTGCACCGCCTCTATGATGTATATGCACAAGAGGGCGTGAGTGTTGTATATCACACGGGTAACTGGGTAGATGGAGAGGCGCGCTTTAACGCCAATGACATTAATACACGGGGTATGGACGCGCAGCTCCGTTATTTCATTCGTAACTACCCACAACGCGATGGCATTGAAACGCGCTTTATCGATGGCGATGACCATGAGGGCTGGTATACACAGAACTTCGGCATTGAAATCGGTGCCCACTTGCAGGATATGTCACGCAGAGAGGGCCGGAATGATTTAACGTATCTTGGCTATATGGAAGCCGATACGCGTATGGTATTGCCGGATAAGCAAGAATTAATCGTGCGTACAATGCATGCCGGTGGAGGTAGTTCATACGCACTCAGCCATACCAGTCAAAAGATTGTAGATGGGTGGGATGATGAGGAGAGACCCTTTATCTTGCTTGTGGGTCACTATCACAAGGCTGAGTATTTACCTAACTATCGAGGCGTACGGATCATCCAGACCGGGACGTTTCAGAGGCAGACACCGTTCATGAGAAAGAAGCGGCTCCACGCAGATATCGGCGGCTGGTTAGTAGATGTAGGCGTTGTGGATGAGATGACCACAAGAGTATCAGCAGAATTCATTCATTATGGGGCGAAGCCCTGGAAGCACGTAATGCGATGAAAGTGTATTTAGCAGGCGGTATGCGTAATGGGTGGAGAGAAGTTGTTAAACGCGTTGTCCCCACGCATACGTATAGCGACCCGTCATTACATGGACTTATAACTGAAAAGGAATATACTGAGTGGGATTTAGCAGCTATACGTGATGCAGATGTTGTATTTGGGTATATGGAGTTTGATAATCCTAGTGGTATCGGATTGTCGAATGAAATCGGGTATGCATATGCGTTGGGTAAATACATTATCTTCGTAGATGAATCCTCGGAAGCTAAGTCGGTATATATGGGTATGTGTAGGGTAGAGGCGACTATGGTGTTTTCTCTGCTGCGCGAAGCTATTGACCATCTGGCGTCTTTAACGTATGCAAATATGGGTGAGTCATGATCATAGCCATTATTGGTTTCTTACTAGGTTGCGTTGTGACATTATTAGTATTAATAAGAATGGGATGGATATAGAAATGACAGGATTAGACTATCTTCTTATTGTCGTGGTTATCATTCTCGTCGGGGCCATCGTTGTTCGATATACGCGGTACTATCTTGAGACTCGCCCACAAGGGCTTGAGGTGTGGGAAGATAGCGCAGTAGAAGCTGCGCCGGAGAGTAGACCAACACAGCCGGGTACGTATAAGATTAGTCGGGCGGTAGCGAAGTGGGACATCAGTGAAACGGAAGCTGATACAGAATGATAATTAAAGGACATATACTTACACATTCGGGCGTATTAGTAAACCCGCTAGACCCTGACCCGGATACGATTTGTATCGAAGATATTGTATGGAGTCTGGCTCAGCAATGTCGATATAATGGTCATACATCCGACTTCTATAGTGTAGCCGAACATAGCGTCTATGTCAGTAGGTTCGTAAAGCCAGAGAACGCGTTATATGGTTTACTCCATGATGCAACAGAAGCGTATCTATGTGATGTACCGAGACCTATAAAGCCGCTACTTGTTGGATATTATGAAATAGAGGATACGCTGATGAAGTGTATCGCTGCCAAATTTGGATTACCCGCAACGATGCCTTTGGATGTAAAACAGGTGGATGGGGCAATGTTATTACCAGAGCGTGATAGACTTATGCCGAGTGACATAGGGGATTGGACACAGCTTGAGGGTGCGCCGGATTTGAGGGAGAAGGTCACGATTGCGTGTTTACAGCCAGAAGCAGCCCGGCAGCTATTTTGGGAGAGATTAAAGGAACTGACATGATCATAGGCATCAGCGGTAAGATTGGAGCGGGCAAGACTGAACTTGCCCGTTTGCTATATATACATTACGCGTTTGAACCGAAGATATTCGCCGGTAAGTTAAAGAAAGTAGCCGCTATACTTACAGGTTTACCTGAGAATATGATGTATAATCGCGTAATGAAGGATGAGATGCTCGTTGATTGGGGGATGACGTTAGGAGAACTACAGCAGCGTCTAGGTACAGATGCAGTACGCAATGGACTACATACCGACGCTTGGGTGCTGGCGTTGTTTGCTGATTATGACGGCGTGGAGAATTGGTCAATTAGCGATGTGCGCTTTCCTAATGAAGCTAATATGATCAAACAATATGGCGGCATTATGGTGCGTATTGACGGCAGTAGAACAGGGCCGGGCGGTAGAGACCCAAACCATGTCAGTGAAACATCTCTGGATAACTATGAATTTGATTACCGATTTACGAATGATGGGACAATGGAGCAGCTACGGGAGCATGCTGCAAAGATTGCAGCTTTAGCAGGAGTCGGTAGTCCAGTTATGTTATAGTGTGTACATATACTTATAGAAGTGAGTACAGTATGTCACACGATCATCCAGTGTTTGCGTATGTGCGTAACCCATTTGTGTATCTCAGTCTTGTCCGCACATACGTCGAGCTGAATACATTATACTGGGTAGATACGCCCACTGCTCAGGGGCGTGTTCGCTTGACCAATGTTGAGACCGGCGAGTATGTTATCTACGGTGACCTGGGCGGCTTGTCCGATAAGTACGATGTCGGTGAGGATGAGTGCCTCTATATGAACGTCCCGCAGGGACATGTGCGCGTTCGTATTGCTGATAGCCGCTTTGTCGTTGTACAGATAACCGATGATTTGAGCTATCGCGGCGTAACAAACCGCTGGTGCCTCAAGTTTACTCAGAACGAAGAAACCGGCGCGGTTAGTTATGACTTCGAGAGGTTTGATTTATCGCTGATTGAAAGGATACGTACCCTTCAGTCAGCAAATCTGGAATTTGCTCTACCACATGTGCGCGAACAATCGCCCCTGATGCAGTAATGTATCGGGGGTCTTTTTTTTTGTTTGAGGATACTATGCCTACACCTATCAATGAATTAGACCAGATACAAATCGGGGATTATGTTGAAGATTGTAACTATCATCCGGGGATCGTGACAGAGAAATACGACGTGCCGAATGAGCCGGACTATGGTACGGTACGTATACAATCATATGTACATGGTGGCATGGATGGTTATTGTAGTGTGTGGCATTGTGGGTTGCGTATTCTGACTGAGGATGAGGTGATGCACTGGCTTATATCCGGCCCATCTGACGTTGAGTGCAGCAGCATAGGGTGGTGGAAAATGAAATCAGTGTTTGAGGTAGAACCCCCGAAAACACCGCCACGACCTCCAAGAGTTCGTAAGAGAACAAAACCATTTCAGAAACGTAGAATAGACCGCAGGCGGTAGTCCTTGTGTGTTATACTCTATGCACAATTATAGAAAGCGAGTACACAATGTCTGAGGGGAAAGCAAGCAAGTCTACAGCGAAGTATGGAACAGTCGTGGCGTCATGTACATGTGTTCACGCGTTCCAGGACAAGCAGTACGGCACCAATCGGCGGCTGCATAATCTATGTGGTAAGGGCACAAAGCGGCGCTGTACTGTATGTCGGAAGGAGACCGGTGTATAAGATACGCAACTGCGAGATCGTTGTGTTGAGGATTACCGTGGAAGAAGTATCCACAGAGGCGTTATAATGTTTTACATCTATCACACCCGCGCCACGTTCGCTCGTTCGATTGCGCGGGAGTTACGCCAGTCGGTGATGTTCCCTGATTTCCCCACGCGTAATCGGGCGCGACGTGGGACAATGACTGTGAATGTTAATTGGGGTTGTGGGCCGCAGATGTTAAGCCGAACACCGGGTATGCGGTTGTCCACATCGCGTATACTAAATGCAGATATTAGCAGAAGCGTACGGAAGATGCGTACCTTTGATGCGTTGCGCGCTGCGAATCTGCCGATACCGCGTGTTGTGACAGACCCGACAATTGTGCTGCCCGATGATCGGCGGCCATTTTATCAGCGAGGGAAATATCTTGCACGTCAAGACGGACTTACAGGTGGCGCTGGAATTGAGGTTATGGATCGCGGTGTCTTACCGCGGCCCGATCAGCGATTTGATTTCTATTCACAGGTTGTGTCGAAAGCACACGAAATTCGCATTCATGTCGCCGGGGGCCGGGTCATATGTGAGCAGATTAAATACATTCCGACAGGTAGCCGCGTACTTGTACGTAACTACGATAATGGAGCGCGATTCAGTGCCCGCTCCATCTCAACGCTTGTTGGTGATGCGCTTGCGCAGAGGGCGCGTGAGATTTCGATTGCCGCGACCAACGCGTGTGGACTCGATTTTGGCGCGCTAGATATGGCCCTGACGCGTAATGGCGAATGGGTCATCTTCGAGATCAATTCAGCGCCGGGAATTAGTCGGCGCGATGATGATGGGTCAACACCACATGATATGCCCTCAACGTATGAGGCGTATAGGGAATATTTTCGTACATTTGTACAGTAAGGAGTGAATGTGCCAGCGTCATTTTATTCGAGTTGGAAAGTTACCGGCGCGGATATCCCTGAGCGTCGTGTGCCGATGACTAGTAACTACTGCCGCGATGTGTCCTATGGCGGGATGATGCGGTTGCTTGCCACGGACTATAACGCCGTGATTGATCGTCTGCCGACCCCTACTGCCGAAATCTATGGTGCGGCTGTTCAATGGGGATGGCATGTCTGGATCAATAATCGCCTGAATGACCTGCGGTTCGAGAACGAGTCCGTTCAGGCGATTACACTACCTCGCATCCCAGTGGGCAGTGCGTTTGCGACGTATGAGTGGATGCGCGATCATAGTGTTCCGCTGATCATTAGCAAGCTCGTCCGCAAGTTCCCGACGATTGAGTTCTCGCAGGGCGTGTACCCGCATGAGCTTACAGGGCGAGATATGCCCACGATCAAGATGCGCGGCGATTATCATGTCCCGTACGCGTTCTACTTCTCGATCTACCTACAGCGCCTTGCAATGACCGAAGGTCCGGGCGGCTATCTATCGCCCACGCAGAAGCGCTATGATTGGAAAGATGCTAATACGCTGGTCAAGCGCCGGGGAGATACTGAGCATCTGGCAATGTGGGAAGCACTGCGTATTGGCGACAACACCGACTCTATTGCCAGCAAGATGTTGCAGCATAAAGTCGGGCCGCTGTCTGTGTTCCGGCGTGTGAGTTGGATAAACTGGATCGATACCCAGGAAGAGCTAGAATCGCGTATTAGCCGGTATCGAACCATCGATGCGTTACGGCCGGTGTTTGCAGAATATCAAGGAGCGCCAAGTGCGGGTAATCAATAGCTGCGGTGGCATGTTCTTTTCTCATGCTGAGGGCATTGCCAATGTATTCCCTCGGCGTAATGCGTCGGATGATGAGCTGCGCACGCTGATGTCGGGTGGGGATTGTATTATCCTATTCGAAGGCGGCATCGACATCAACCCGGCGATGTACGGCGAGGAGAACCTATACTCTAGCTTCTCTGAGCAGCGTGATAAGTGGGAAAGCCGTCTATATGACATTGCGTTGGAACTGCATGTGCCGATGCTGGGTATCTGCCGTGGGCATCAGTTCATCGCAGCAAAGCGGAAAGGCACACTGTATCAGGATATCAGTCGCCAAGTCGGGGCCGGGCATTCGTGGCAGCATCCGATCTATATGACTGATGACGCTGTGTCCAGCGGCTTCGTGGACTTGATGAGATCGACGCCGAACGGTAGTCCGCGTGTGTTACAATCACAGCATATCGTGAACGTGAACTCTATGCACCACCAAGCGATTAAGCAGATGCCGGAGGGCGGCGTTGTATTAGCACGGGCGAAGGATACGACGGTAGAAGCGGTGCTATATAGTGACGCGTTGACGGTGCAGTGGCATCCTGAGGTGCTAGGGCATAATCAGTTCCTGACGTATATGGAACGTGTCTTTCTACAAGGTGGCAACTATGCCGATTAACATGCAGACCACTGTAGGCAGTGAGCTGGAATTCTTTCGACTAGGCACAAACGCAACCGATGGTCTCAAGCCCTGGTTGCGTTTCCATCTTCATAATGATGGTAGCGTGCGTGATCATACATATCTGGCCGGGACACTGCCAGTCATCCCGCAAGAGACAGAGCGCGGCGCGCCTATATTGAGCGCGGGCATGAAGCAGCAGCAGCCGTATGGTTTGGAGATTATCACCGAGCCGTATACGTTTGAGGAGTTCAGACCGATCTCCCAGAAGCTGGCGTATTTCTTTAGCACAACGCCACAGAACCCGCGCACAAGCATCCATGTGCATGTCGATGCAAACAATGAGTCATGGAAGGATGTCCAGCATCTGTGCATCTGGTTCAAGGCCCTAGAAGCGATCATCTATCGCGTGGCGTGTGGCGGAGCATTGCATCGTGGTTGCCGGTCATATCAAGGCAGCCCGAATGATCACAAGTTTGCTCGTCCTCTCTCGGCGCCGATTGGCGTGCAGTGGGGGTCAAAAGTAGGGCCGCTGGTTCGTTGGCCCGATCTTGTGGCGGCTACCAGTGCCAGCGAGTTCGTTGCGGCGTGGGGCAGACTCGATCAGTATTGGTCGAGTGGGCTAGAGCATTACATGCCGCATCGTTTGCACGGACTGAACATTGCGTCAATTCTACGCACCGGCACAATTGAGTGGCGCGTATTTGACGGGCTGTATCAGTATTTCGATATATTGGTAGACTTCGTGTATCATGTCCATCAGCTTGCTGCGAAGCGGCAGTTGCCGGACTTTGATTTTGTGCTGGGCAGTGCGCCCAAGGTTGATGTTGACTGGGTGAATAACCTACTTGACATGGATGTGAGTCAACTCTGGGGAGAGAACTGGCAGAAGGGCTGTGCGCAACAGAACTTGCTGTCCCATTATCCAAGTCAGCCGGTGCTGAATCTTCCATCAACCGGCGTGATGACGATCTCAAATAGGGATCAACGCGATGACCGATCCGAAGCGTTCAAGTTACTTATACGAGGGGGTTAATGCATGTGCCGACTATGCCTTGCGACATTCACGGATGTCCGCATACCGAAAGCACAACTCGTTCATGAACTGATGTTGCGCACCAGTCATGATGAGCTTGGGCAGAAAGATGGCTGGGGTGTGACGGACACCGAGAACACCTGGCGCGGGTCAGACTGGTATTTCGAGGATACACCCATCTGGTTACGACGGGTAAACCAGCGCAAATTCATCATCAGTCATTTGCGCAAGGCAAGTGGCGGTACAGGACGTACGCGTATTGAGAATCACCCGTATCACTTCGATGTGAACGGAGAGACCCTGATTGCTGTGCATAATGGCTATTTCAGTGGTACGAAATATGTGTATAACCAGGGTACACCGAACACTGATTCGTATCGGGCGCTGTCTATCCTGGCTACGATGATGGCGGAGCGACATACCGATGATATTGACGCTGACCTAATCAACGAGTGGCTAGGGCAGTTTCAAGATGACAGTCACTACGCGGTGATGTTGCACTGGCGCGATCATGTTTATGCGTTGCGGGGCAAGACACGTACACTGGCGGCGTTGGAAGTGGGGAATGGGTATCTTGTTCATACCAATATCAAGGCGCTGGCGTTTGCAAAAGCGTATCTAGCAGCGGTGCATGGCATAGAGAATGATCGCGTGCCTTATCCGATTGCTGATAACAAGCTATTGCGGTTCCCGCTAGGTGCTGGGGAGGTGGTCGTATCGGACATCGACCCAAAACACGTTCAGGCGCAGACATCTACCGTGGTATGGAGCAATACAGCCCCAAAAACCCAAACCCCCAGTACAAGCGTAAGCGTAAGAAACGCAAGCGATGATCTTGGAGAGAGCAACCAACGCTTCGTTATTGCGCCGCCCGTGACAACACCGCGCCCGACAAAGCCGGTCGTACTGGGGGTGAATGAGCCGAATACCGAAGAACTGACAATGAAGCGACGTAGGTTGCTATGGCAGTATCTTGCGGGGAAGCTATCTCCATTACGCAGTGAGTTGTCGGCGTATTGGGCAGCGTCAATCCTGGGGTATGAGGACGCGTATGAGCGCCCAAGCCCGGCGTTGTTTCTGTGCCGCGTGACGTTAAAGGAGTTTGATATTCTCTCACAGATGTTGTGCCCGACGAGTGCTGAGGATGAGACAAAATACATCAAGCCGTTTACGCCAGTAAGCACCTATATGATCAACTGGTGGAACCACCATGTTAAGGCGGGCTATGACGCATCGGCGCATGACGCATTATTCTCGGTGGGTATGTTTTTTCTCGATCCTAAGTTCACTCGAATGCTTGACCCGGAAGGTAACATCAATAATCCGAACTATGTCATGACAAAGTGGGTGCCGTATATGTTGGGTTTGATCGGGCAGTTGCCCCCGGCTGTTGTACGCTCACACTTTGATATGGATAAACTGGGCGAGAGTGTATTGTTGTACGCAACAAAGAAGGAAGAACCGATTTCAATCTCAACTGAGATGATTCTATCAGGAGGACTACACTAATGTATCCTACACTTGGCAGTGACCCGGAGCTGGTAGCCGTCGCAGAGTCGGATAGCATTCTTCGGCAGTACGGTCTCGAAGATCGATTGCTGGGCCTGCCTATCCCGGCGTACTATGCCATGGGCGTTCAGAACGTCGATCATCCGGATATTGTGCTGCCGCATGGCACACTAACGCCTGATGGTATGGCGGTAGAGTTTACGCTGACCCCGACCAGCGACGTGGAGACGATGGTGACGAACCTTCGCGGTAACTTGCAAGCTACGCGCAATCTCCTTGCAGCGCGTGGTGTCAAGCTCACTGTTGAACCACACTTCCCGGCGGATATGGCGTACATTGATCGTCTGCCGCCGGAGTTTGGGAAGAAGTGTTCGCTGCAAATCTTGGGCTGTGCGCCGGACTTCTGTGTCTACGACAGCGTTGAGATTCCTGATCGACCTGACCCGAAGCAGTATCCATTTCGCACAAGCGGCGGGCATATTCATGTGCAAGTGGGCGAGAAGATCATCTCGGATAACGCCCTGCTGACGTACACCATCGCTGCGATGGATAGTGTGCTGGGCACGGCATCGGGCTTCCTCTGCACAAGCCCGCAGGCATTACAGCGAATGGCGTTATATGGCAGCGCCGGTATGTGTCGGGTGAACACTGACCTGTGGACATTTGAGTATCGCACGCTGCCCGCTCAGGCACTGGTGCAAACCGAGCAAGTGGCGCGGCTGATGTTTACTGCTGCCAGTGCGGTGTGCGGGCATATCATGGATGTTGTCGAAGCTGAGGGTCAGTCGGCGACGGTGAAGTATCTCATGAGTATCTTTGGGTCATATAGCGAGGTGCTTGACCGACTTGTTCCGGCGATTAATCAGCATAACATGGATGAGTGCCGGGAATTGAATGCACGCGTGGGTGATAGGTTGTCCGGCTATGCTACAATAGCATCAACTATTCAGGCACTACAGTCGTATGTGCTGCCGGAGTCGTTTGACTTAGATTGGGAGTGGAAATGACAATTCCTTTGACGCGCAAAGATCAGGACTTTATCAATAGCGTGATATCCTCGGCGCGTATGTCAAATCGGCTATACCCAGCTCCGACGAACTCTCCGGGGTTTAAGATCGCGGCTGTTCGTCTGTACCTGGCATTGTCCGAGCGTAATGGCTCACGGGTTACGTCTGAGAGGGTGCAGGGGCGCATTCTGTTGTGTAAGCTGATCGAGAATGACCGAGCTGCGGCGCAGGATTATATTGTCCAGAGTTCATCTGCGCCGTTTATGCTTGACCCGCGTATCAATCAACTTGTTAGCACGTATGGTAAGTTTTACCAGAACGAGGGTGCGGGTAGATGGGTACGTGTTGAGCGGGAGCATATCATCAACAGCATCTATAATCTGTACCATATGAACATGTCGTGCATGATCATCAGTCGGGCAGATTTCCGCTCGATGCTGGCGGACTATGATGAGCAGAAGGGGCGTATACCGAAGATCACCGGTGTCGCTACTGTATCGGTACGCCAGCAAGTTGTTGAGGATGTGCTACAGAATCCGACAACGAGTGCTGATCGGAAGCGGGCCAGCTTAGAGGCTGCCGGGAAGTGTTTTGTGTGTAATTCACCCAAGCCGCGTCAAGTACCGTGTACTGTATGTGGCTATACGCCGAAGGGTCGTACAACATGATCCAGTGTCCAAAGTGCAGCGCGTCCTTAACCGAACTGGGTATTCGCGGCCCGGTTCTTATCGCAGAGGGCATTGTTGAGGTTGACGCCGATACCAATAAGCTCGTTGCGATCAGTCCGCTCAAAGCGACCCAGACGATTGCTGTGGGTACCGAAGTCACCAGCGTGGATATGCTGCTTATCTGCGGGAAGTGTCGATATGCCGGGCCACAGAATACGTACAAGATCACATCTAGTTGTGTGCTAACAGGCAAGCCGACGGATATCAGTGTGGAGACAAACTGCGGCGTTATGTTCGTAGCAGCCGGATTAGAAGCAGAGGCCCAGCGTGTATTCAGCGAAGCGAACGCTGACTGGGGTGCATCAATCGTACAATCAGTAGGAGAGATATAATGTGTCGAATCACGGTAGATACCTGCGTACGTATTGACCCGTCAATGCGGCGACTATTCTTTGACCGGGCATTACTGGCAAGTAACGCTGATGGACAGCACGACGGCGTGGGTGTCACCGATGGCCTAGTAGTCTCTAAGACACATTCTCCCTATCTTCATGTGGGGTCAGGATGGCTCACAGGCTTGGCGAATGATCGGTTCTGGATTGGGCATGTGCGCGCTGCATCGCGTAATACCGAGATTTCGCCACATGCATCGCATCCGTTCCGCTTTCGGCTAGATGATGGGCGCGTGTTGATGGCAGCCCATAACGGCTTTATCAAGGACATGCCAGCAGCCCAAGGGAATGAGCCGAAGGTAGATAGTTACCAGGCGTTCAAGTTGCTGGTGGCGTTGCTGAATGAGCGTGGTGGGGACATTACTGCCGAGCTAGTGAACGCATGGACAGCTCAGTTCGGCGCGGATAGCCAGTGGGCATTTGCGCTTGAGCTTGATGGGCATGTAACGCTCCTGCGGGGTAATAGGGAGCTGCATTATGTATCCATCGATGATAACGGGTTTCTGTTCAATACGTCCCCGACAGTGTTGTTGTCTGTGAAAGATTGGGCACTGACCTATTGGGGGCGGATGCACAAGTTCGGGCGTATTACTGAGATCAAAGCGTTTCAGATGGTGACCGTACGCGCCGGGACATCGGTGTTGGTTACGCAGGCGATCAATCCCCAGGCGCTATCGCCTTCGTACGAGGGAATGTATATACACCAAAGCGAGACAACCGATCAACTAATTAAACTATAGCGAGGTGCTTTCATGGCGGGTGAGACTGACAACAAGGACAAGGGGGCAGAACAGAACAAGGGCGGTAGCAATCCTCGCGGTGGAGGTGGTGGTGGCGATAGCCAGCGTAGACCGCAGAGCAGAGCGCAAGGCCCTTCTGGGATGCTGATCTACGGTGCAATCTTCTGGGTGCTATCAGCGTTACTGACCGCGATTGTGCTAATGCTGATTTTCATGAAGATTCCGCCAGCGTGTCTAGGGGAGCGTGGGCAGATCGTTGCGTGTCTCCCGCAGATCGTATCTAGCACCGAGGGCATGATTGTGCTGGTCGCCGCGTTGATCGTGCAGGGTGGGCTAAGCATTGCGATCTTCCAGTTCCGGCACAATGTTACCGCTGCGCGTATTGGAGCCGTGATCGAGTCAATCATTAACTTCGTGGGTATCTACTGGCTGTTCTGTGTTCAGTTCGGGGCAGCTCCGGGCGTATACGAGACGGTATCTACATTCATTCGGACGCTAACGGCAGCTACACTGGGCTGGTGGGTATTCCTGATCGCGTTATCAATTGCATGGGACTGGGTTACGAATGCGTTCTTCGCCGGGCGTAAGGCTTCGGCGCAGCAGCAGCGTAGGTAATATGTGCATAACAATCGAAGGGCACGTCACTGAGCTGGTACGTGCCCGTGACACTCTTATTGGCATCGGGCAGGCGTTTAGAGAGATTCAGCTAGCAAAAGGGATAACCGACGGAAATAAGATGTTAGTTTGGAAGATTGACAATGAGACAGGGACTTTCGAAATACGCATACCTAAGGGAGAGAAGATTAAAAATGGCAAGCGCAAAATATAGTGATAATAAGTCTGTGGATATGGCTAAAGAACTTGAAGCCGCCCGAATGGCAGTAGAAGCCAGTCGTCTACGGGCCGAGCAGATGGAGCGTATTGAGGAACAAATGCGCGTTCGTCGTGGGGAAGCCGCTGAGCGCCTTGATCCTGGTACGCCGGTCTATATGCAGGAGAGTACGACACCCAGCATGTTTACGTCTACCACAAAGGCTGTTTATATGGAGAGTCCACGTACTCCTCTACAACGCCGCCGAACTATCGGGGATTCTGCTAGCTATCGTTCAGTTGACCAGGGCGGCTTGTGGGTTCATGTTGAGGTAGATTCTCAAGGAATGCCAAAGGCATACAATACGATTGAAGTATCGTCGGATGTAGATAAATGGCAATATGTCGGAGAGAGCGATTGGCGTGATATTGATAGATTACCAAAAGTGGGGCTGTATCTCTACCTTTATTAAGGGGGTGTGTTCATGGAACCTGCGTTGTACGTTGCTGCGGGAGCTACGTTCCTTACAATCAGTGCAGTATGCTATCTCTATATACAAAGGTATCGTACTACGAATATTGCGCTGAACATCGCCAGCATCCTTTCGCTGATTGTTGGACTGATCCTATTGGTGTTGCCGCTGTTTGTGGAGAGGAAGTAAATGGAATTCCCTAACGAGTTCAAGCCGTTCATCGATATGGCGGTGTATAATGGCACCCGCGCTGCGTTGCAGATAGCCAAGCATCTGCCCATTCTCGAAGCCGTGATGGTCATCGTGCGTACCGATACAAATCAGCTTGTCGGCATCCGGGTTTTGTTTGAGCCGCCAGTTGAACCTGCGTTTGTTCTGGTCAATGGTGATACAACATACGCCGATTATGACCAGAAGCGGAAGGATCAGGCTCCGCTCACTGCACGCTACTACGTCATTCCGGCGGATGATATAGGCACATATGCGAATATCTCCATCTACGAGAACGCTCCTTCCCAATAGCATCTATGTCTGTACTGCTACGCAGTTCTTTTACTTCAATACATGGTACAAGGTGCGAGAGGTTGTCCAGCAGTGTTATACTAGTCGTACAGTTATCGCAGCAGATGCGCTCAACGGGCAGATAGAGGTGGAGCAAACACCAATGTCTCTTGGGCGCGTCTGTGAATATCTTGAACGCGTAGTGGGCCCAGATGATTGGGTAGATGTACTGTTACTCAACGGAGAGTATCTTCGGAATATACAGAGGGCATAATGGCGCGCAAGAAACAAGAAACAGAGCAGGATATCACAATCCTTGACCCCACTGATGTGACGAATTATACCCAGTTTGTAAAGGAACTGGTTGATGAGGGTCGCATTGCTGCATTAGGCCGGGTTGTGATTATTACGCAATTGCATGACACAGCAACACAGGAGTACATCGGCGCGTTCCTTGTTGTGGCGGGGTCAATGACCGCAGCGTCAAGCGGGCCGGATTATGCATGGCGTAAATATGTCTATGTGTCCAAAGACTGGGAGGATTGCTTCGTCTTTGATAACGTCACCGGTCTCTATAACTACATGGCACATCGGCATCCTCAGACGCTACAGAAAGAATATCGGCTAGAAGGGATGTTCTACCGGGACTACTCGTTGACGTATACAAAGCTGGATTTGAGTAATTGGGGGCAATAATGGTTGCACAGGCGATTCTAACATATGCTCAAATCCAGGCTACAACGCGCACGCTGTCGGATGCAACAATCCACTCACTCTCGCACTTGGCGAACCCATCATACTTCCCAATCATCCGCGCCGCTATGTTATCGTATGTGGCTACGCGTCGGCGGGACTATACGCTGAGTGAGCAGACCGACTTCTACGAGGATTTTATGGCAGAATGCAGTATAACCCAGACCGGCGTGCGTACGCTCATTGACCATACTGATCGCAATCAGTACATTGACGTATATAACGAGTGTATTGCGGACAATACGTTGTCGCCCGATTCCGCGATGCTATATGTCACCCAGTATTTACTTAGCGGCGATTATACGGGGTCAATCATTACGTGTCAAGATGGGAAGTTAGACTCATTGATCTGGCTTGGGATTGACAGATTGTGGAATATGACTATAATGCGGAGTGTGGAAGAGAAGAACGCGTGGCTTAAAACAATCATGCCCTTTGCTGTGCGGTACGATTATTATACATTTGCTGCACTAGGGCAATGGCCACGAGTATTAGTTGGAGCAGTAGAAGATGCCTAGACAATTCAAAATGAAGTTGGATACGCAAAAGATGTATGGTTCGTTTTCTTGTCGGGAAGTAGCTGCATCAAACATGGGCGCGTATATATACGCAGATGCGGAGCGCCGGGCCATCTATAATGACCCAAAGGCACCATTTACATTATACCTTCGTTTTGCTGTTTCTGTTAGTGAAGAATACGCTGCCAATCTCCAAGCATATCTAACAAAGTGGATACCCGGCGAAGCTGTGTTTGTTGTCGAGAGTGTTAAAGATCAGGTACTCAGTCGCTATACGTTGGATATCACCGTTAGCGGCCCAGTTGCTCATGTATACCGGGCGCTATGGTGGTCTGTTTTGTTCACTCGGATCATCCTATCCAGTCCGAAGCATTTTGATTTCGATACAACGCCGACTGACCTATTAGAGGGATCGAGTGTCGTGTCTACAACACATTGGTATGATAGTCATCCAATAATGGATCGAAGCAATGCAATCAGGGCGTATCAGTTATATGACCAGATATCTTCGGATGCGTTATATTCGAAGATACCGCTGGGGCCATCTGCGTATGTAGCAATGTATTATAAGGGCTAGTGGTGGAACGGCATACACGGCGGTCTTAAAAACCGCTGACAGCAATGTCATATGGGTTCGAATCCCATCTAGCCCACCACATCACATCGCGGCGAAGAACTGTGACTCAATATGTGTGGTATATAAAACGAACTCATATTGGGGAAATCCATAGAGGGAGAATAGCTATGCACATCCATATCATTTCTTTCGAGTATTTCTATAAGAACGCGCCGGATGTTATCATTCAAGACTATAGTGTTATACCCGTCGGCAGTTCCGCCGAAGCGCGGGTATATTTCTGGCTACATATCGCCGCCATCAAGTCCATTCAATGGGCTGAGCTAGATAGTCTCAGAATTACCCAAGTGCGTAGTACATACGTCGATATTACGGCGTAGGTTGTCCAGATATGTTATACTTACTACATATATAGTAGTATGACGTGCAAACATTCTTGCCGTTCTAGTAGCAAATAAAGGATCATTATGCCATCCGCATTGGAACTGCATAAATTAGCTGCCCAACGTACCCGCGAAATCATTGAAGCGAATCGTGGGCAAGTGACATTTTCCAATATGCTTGAAACACCTGATACTGTCGGCCCATTCGCTCCTAGTGACTATGCGTTTCTGCCTGATTTATCCGGGCAGAATCGGGACATTGAATACTACGAATTTGTCCCTGTACAGGCGTGTAGCTATATGGGCAGAGATGGGCGGCTACGTAGTATGCCAGATTATCGGCTACCGGATCATTATCGTAATCGCTGGGCGTATTGCTTCCGTCTTGACCTCTTGCAGTATCATGAGATACGCGATATGGAAGATGACCCTACCCGTGAAGAATGGGTGCTAGTACGCCAGTTTCATGGCGGGAGAGTCAACAATGCCGCAGGATAATCCAATACAAGAAGCAACGTTCACGGGTACAGTTCGGCGTATAGTATTCTTTAAGGGGAGCCGATTTAAAAGACGCCCGCATGAGTTAATTGTGGAAATGTACAGAGAACACCCTATTATGCCTATAGTTAAGACATTCATTGCGTATGGTCACATAGCTGCGACTCTATCTGGTTTCCTCATGGAGAACAAGACTTATACAGTGGATTACGAGCCATGGATTGATGATGAGTCTGATGGGGAATTATTCTCTGCCAGAGACAGAAATGCTTGACGCGGTTGTCCATATGTGCTATACTCTGTCTATAGAAAGCGAGATGTGATGCCTGACCGCATTTATGTTGCTATTGCGTCCGCTATCCTTGTACTCGCCGGGGCGATTGGTCTTGCCACTGCGCTGATTCAGGAGTTCGTACGCGGCAGTGCCCAGCCTTTGCTAGTGAGTGCATACAATGCAACGCCGGTGATCGTGCGTCTTGACATAGCGGCGTTAGTAATTGGTATGATCGGACTCATCATCGTAGCAATCGTACATCTAAGGAGCTAAGCATGAGCAACTTCCTCAAAAACCTACTTGGTATACGTGATGATGACGACGATGATGAGGAAGTAGATCATGAACCAGATCGTGGGTATCACGCTACTGGCAGAAATACTCACCCGGCGCATATCTATGATGAACTTACGGGCCTGACCAAGCATGAGCGGATTGTGTTTGAGCAATATCTACGCAGTGGATTGCGCGATGGCGCGGCTGAGTTGGGTATGAATAAAGGCACATTTCACAAGATCGTCAATAATGCCAAGGACAAGCTTGACGTGCGGGGTGACCAGAACGAGTTGTATAAGTGGTACAAGCGTGAATATACCACGCCTGAGGATCATAGCGGCGACTCGAATGGCCTTGACCCTGAATTGTACGATAGCGACGGTGACTTTATCGATTACTGATTTTTCCTGTGGAGCGCGGAATTAGGCGATACACGTTTACGTGTTAGAGGAGACTAAACATGGCGTACACAGCAGAGGACGTTCACAATGCGAAGGTCGATGCTCTACAGCGTGGAGCAGCTATCACTGCGCAGCGGCTCCGGGAGCGGTTTCCCGATAATCATGAGCTGAATCAGTTCATGATGAGTGTCCTGTTTTCTGTTATGGGCGGCACACCGGCACCTATGCTAGAGGCAGTGGCGAAGCTGGACAACGAAGTACATCTGCTGCTGGGGAACACTGTGATGATTGATCCATTGTTGACGATCTGGTCAGGCCGGTAGTCCACATGTGTTATAATGATAGAAAGTAAGGCGTGATGTTGTTTCGGGATGTAGTAATCGGCGCGCTTTTTAGCATCGATGGCGTATGGTACATCAAGATCGCTGAGGACGAGTTCCATAATAACGCCGTTTGGGCCGATAATACAATGTACAAGTACTGGTTTCCCGATGAGCAAGAAGTGGTAGTGTAAGGAAGTAGACGCTAACAGCAATTCATACATTCGAAAACCGGAAGAGGTGGTTAAACTCCATCGTACTGTCCTAATTGGGACGACGTAGTGTACCAGAAGCACGCCGGTTGTATAAAAATGCGTCTAGATATACTGGGCGGCTAACATGTGATTCCTGATGGTGTTGTTACTCGCCCAGTATATATTGAGTATAGGAGTCTCGTATGACTTATTTTGCAGATGTAAGGGTTGATGAGCTATTCCTCTTCGGCGGCGTATGGTACATCAAAATCAATCCGATGCCGATTGCACAGGGCGCTGTATATAACGCTCTACGGTACAACGATGATTCTCAGGGCCGCTGGTTTGAGCCCGATGAGAAAGTCTTTATGCGCTAATACATGGGCGGGAACACCTTTGATGTGCGATTGGGTGTCCACATTGGCAGCTTGTAACTGCCCCCGCCCCCAAGCTATTCCATGTAATGCCAGATAGTCTAACGGTATGACGTTCGGCTTTGGACCGAAAGATTCTAGGTTCGATTCCTAGTCTGGCAACCATCACCCGCAAACGATGATGCGTGCAAACTGATTCGGGGGAGCGGGTGTATTGCGCGCCGGTGTTAAATGCGGCATCGGCGCGCTGCAAAGGAATTATCATGATGACTAGAGCGCAGCAAGAGGCAGAAACCAGAGCTGAGAATCAACGGTATAAGGATTCAAACGCGCAACTGCGGGATATGTTGTTACAGCTTGTTGGGCAGACAATCCGCGGTATACGCGTGAGTCGCACAAAGCGCGGCGAAAGCATCATGACGTTTGATCTAGGTACTACGCGTTTTTCCTTCGATTTCGAGAACGAGGATATTTATATCCAAGTGAATCGTAGTGCCAGCGATTATATGCTAACAGATTTTGATGAGGGGTATATTTTATCTCCGAATTACAATCATTTGTTCGGGCGTAATGATGATGATGAAGTCCTTGTCGGGCAGGTACGTGGGTAATAGAAAGCGAGAGATGCCGTGGTTGTAGACTTGTACACAGATGACAATGACCGTATGGAGTATACAGTCGAGATGCCGGAAGAGGATGTGAGATTCCTTCAACGTCTTGAACAGGAATACGGCGAACTATCTCACGCTGGGGTGATGCTGCCGAAAGACCATCCCGACAAGATTAAATTGGATGAGTTTTGGCGTAAGTGGAATGCGGGCGAATATCCCAGAGCGAAGAACTCAGTACCTCGCATCTGCATGTATCGGTAAAGCGGTAGGCGCTAACAGCAACCAAATTGATTTGTTATCAAACAAAATGCGCCTAGATATTTAAAGCGGCGAAATCTTACTGGTATGGTGAGTGTGACACGTAACCCTAAGTAAAGTAGCCGCACACGCCCGATTAGCTCAGTGGTAGAGCATTTCGTTTACACCGAAAGGGTCGCTGGTTCGAGTCCAGCATTGGGCACCAATTATAAAGGAGATACGTTATGAGTGATCAATTTCAACGAAGTCAGGATACGCAGAAGATTGTCGAGGAGCTGCGTAAGATTCGCCAGGGTGTGTACAGCATTGCGTCCTTCATCATACTGGCCTTGATGTGGCAGCTATACCCAGATGTTATAGTTGCACAGCGTGATTGGCTTATTGTCATTTTATGGGCCGGGTTACTCATTGCGGCTCTTAAAGCATAATCCGAATTAGCTCAATTGGAAGAGCAGGCGTTTTGTAAGCGTCAGGTTAAGAGTTCGAGTCTCTTATTCGGAACCAACGTATATACGCTGCCTGAATTACCTTGCCGGGCCATAGGGTAACGTATATACGCGCCAGTGTCTCCTATGTCTCTCCCTAGGGCGGACGCATACTGTTTGCGTTGAGGCGTAGGAGACACACCATTGCACTTGTAGTAGTAAGGGTACTACGCCGATAGGGTTCTTAGTTACTTGGCCCAACCAGTAGCTCCCTATTGGAAGCGCGGTTGTTCGACCCCCGCCAGTGCAGGCCCGTGCGGGTGTGTAGCTATATGCTAGACTCAGTATCCCAGTCGTCTACTGGGGGCATGAACTTTGTCTCTTGCGGTACATGTGGTATCGGAAGCACACCCCCAAGCCACTTTAGGAGAATATCATGTCATCCCATGAATTTGCGCTTACCGATTTAACAACACTTGTCGCTTTGATACGTGATGGTAAGTCACACACTATTATCCACAATGACCCGCATATGTTTATTAAATCCCTTCTTGACGATAATGGTCGCGGCCCTGGCATCGTACAGATCAAAGGGATAGACCATTCGTGCATGAGCGTTACTGCGGTGCTTAGTTTATTCTGCATGGATTGTATGTCATCCGGCGCGGGTACTGGTGGCGAAACATCATTATGGAAAGACACCGAATCCGGCGAAATATATATCGTTGCGTGGACGTATGATGACAATGATTATTACTCCACGGCAACATCGTATCTAGAACGCGTTCACCCATTCTTTTAGCCGGGCCAGTAGCTCAATGGTCAGAGCGTCTCCCTCATAAGGAGTTGGTTGCGGGTTCGACTCCCTCCTGGCCCACCAATAAAGGATATGTTATGGATCTTGATCTTCTATCCGGTGCTGCTGTTTACTACGCGCCGACTGTGACTGATGCGCTCCGGGGTGCTGTCGCAGAAGCCCAGTGGCAATTCAATACGCAAATTACCGGCAGACGGGTAGATATACGCACGTTTAGTGTATCCCATTCGATTGCTCAGCTACCTGATGGTACGTGGTGTGTAAGTGTTCTCATGTCTGTTATGGCGGTATAAATGTGGATAACCGTACGTAAATGGCTCATACGCAATCCTGTTGATTTAATCACGGAGCGCGAATGGGAAATCATTATCGCTGCGTGTGTTCATGAAATGAATATTCGGGACATAGCTGAACGGCTTACATTGGAGTATGATAGTACCCGTAAGGCATTATCACGCATTTACATCAAATTGGGTGTGCATAGCATGTCCGAGCTGCGTGATTGGTTCGATGAGACATATCCGCCGACTGGCATGAATTACAGGGATTATGACGATGGCGATTGAGGATTTAACAGCATACCAGCGGCGGCTGTATTCCATGCTTCTATCTGATATGACCCCTCACGAAATAGCCGCCGAGTTGGGAGTGTACCGGTTCAGTCTTGTCCGCACATTCACGAAGATATATCGTCATATGGGCGTTAAGAGTAGGTATGAGTTGCAAAACCGATATAACGTCGTAGAGGATGATGAAGCCGAAGAAGATGAGGACGCTGACGACTGGCTTGAATAGGTAGTCCGGGCGTGTTATACTGATGCCATAGAAAGTGAGATGAGCCATGGTAGACACAATGCGTGATACAATGTGCCGAAAATGCTTTAAGTGGACGCACAGACTAACTCCCGGCGGCAATGGAGTGATCTTCTGTGATCAGTATTGTGCGTATCGATATGATCGTGCGCACGGTACAAACTACGCATTCAGACTGTATCATTTCATTCCGTATGACGGTACGCTGTGGTTCGCTACCAGCGATGAGCAAGTAGCGTGGGCAAGTCTAAAGAATTGGCTTACCCATGACTACGCGCGGCCCACAATGGAGCAGATACAGCACGAGTATAAGATTGTGGGGAGTAATCAACCGAACTGTATAACGTTCAAGAGAGGATTTTGGTCATGACTGTCTATGAACTCATCCAGGCGCTATGTCAGGGCATCATTGACGGTAAATGGTCGGGGGATACAGAAGTTACCGCATCTGATGGCTATGGCGATCCAGGCACAAATATAGACGTGAATATCCGGCCCGATCTTGACCCCAATCGCGTGGGCATTTGGGGAAATGACGATGATGACCATGATTACGATAACAGGGCATAACTCAGCATAGCTCAGTTGGATAGAGCGGCAGACTTCTAATCTGCATGTCGGGGGTTCGAATCCCTCTGCTGAGACCAACGCCCAACTGTCTTACCTCCTTGACAGTGGCGTTTACATACTAGCCCGCTTCTCTTGCCGGGGCGGGCTAGATGAGGAGCTTATATGGTCTATATTTTTTCTGATGAAGATGGGTATTATAACTTCACCCATCATGTCTGGCAGGATGACCTAACCGACGATTGTTTAACAACGGACATCCTCTTTGCTAATGGCATTGCTACCGCAAATGATGCCACTGTATATGAGTATGTAGAATTGGAGCGATAATATGCAGCTTGAGATCAAGCAATCCGAAGATGGACTCTGGCGATATCGCTGGCGTGAAGATGAGTCGTGGAGTGGCGGGTACAAGACAGAGGATGCTGCCCGCGAAGCCGCCTACGCGAATCAATATAGAGGATAACAAACAATGCCCGCGCAAGAACTGTTTGGTATCTTCTTATTCATTCTTGCCGTATTACTGTTTACTGACTGGGCATTTAACGCCACCCGGCTCAATGCTCTGCGGATAGGGCTAAACATTGTCGTTGCCGCAATAGCAACAGCGGTACTCGACGCCATCATTAGGATACTATCATGACGTTCTCTGAACTTATGCAGCTTTTATCAGTCATAGGGTATGACGCTGCATTGTTAGGGGGCGTCTTTTTGTTGCTTTGGAACATGTTCGTTCTATACGACGATGGGATAACACTTGTCTATTTCCAGAAGTCGGCGGATGTGGGATGGTTAGCCTTGCTTATGATACCCGTCGAGATGTGTGTGCTAACCATCTACATCATTGTTGTAGGGCCATATATAATATTATAGGAAAATAGATGCCACTGCAATTGATTTATGACGCTGTTAATGGGCTGCCGATTCGAGACGGTGAAGTTGATCTCTATGTTGACACCATCATACGCACCCATGCTGATAGCGTGATCACATTGGATATTGCTTCTGAGTTACTTGTTACTGCTATCCGGGTTGCTATTAGAGAAGGGCGTCTAGCACCAGATCATTTACAAATGTTGTATCGGGCGTATCGTGCCGATGCTGGTGGATTGCTTCGTGAGCAACCATTGCAAGAAATCCATTTTGATAGACACGGGCGCTCTGGTTTCTGGCCTGCGGGCTTTTGTGATCATAGTGAGAATTATCTGATGCGGCTACTAGATTGGGATGATGGTAGTCCAGAGAGTGTATAATAGCTATAAGCATTAAAACATAACAGTGCTTAGAGGAGGCGTTCATGAGACTGTACGCTATTCGTGGGTTCATGCGTGGAGTTAGTGTTTATCGCACATTCCATACTGACCCGGAGGACTGGCAGGAAACACTCGATGGTACATGCTTGACTAGTGATCTACTGGTAGCTGTACGTGTCCTAAAGCTGATAAAATCGTGGGATGATTCGATTGAACTGGTGATCTTTGACTTGCAGGAGGTGAAGTGATGGCAACATTACGAGAGGCGTTGGATAACAACACAACCACTGAGAACGGCGCGCCATCATTCAAATCCACAGGCGACCCGCTACTTGACTTCTTTTCTCTGGCTGGGGCATTACGCACTGGCGGTAATGATGTTGCCCGTGCTGTGCCTCTATTCCAGGCTGCTTATGCGCGGCAGCGTGCGGATGCTGTTGCTGCTGCGTTCTATATGCGGGACGTTAGAGGCGGGCAGGGAGAGCGCGAGGTATTCCGGCGTATTTGGCAATTGCTGCCTATGATGATCCGCGCATCTGAGATAGCTCCGCTTATTCGCCTGA